TCAGTCTGGAATTCAGTCTGGAGTTCAGTCGAGAGTTCAGTCTGGAGTTCAGTCTGGAGTTCAGTCAGGAGTTCAGTCGAGAGTTCAGTCTGGAGTTCAGTCAGGAGTTCAGTCTGGAGTTCAGTCAGGAGTTCAGTCAGGAGTTCAGTCTGGAGTTACTATAACGCAGATGGTTGGTCTTTCTACGGATTCTTCCACAAATACTTTGAAAAGAATAAAATTGTTTGGTTATTAAAATTATCTGAGAATGTCACTGGATGTGCTTTCTACGAGAATGAGTGCTGGCTAGTCGAACATCCTAAAACACTAGACAGAGATGAGAGTGGCAAATTACATAGTATTACTGGCAAAGCAATCGAGTGGCGTGACGGTGTGGGATATTATCTCATTCACGGAATCAGGTTTGATGAGAAGCTATGGAAAAAAGTAACTGGCAAGCAGACCAGAATTGAAACTATCCTAACCATTGAAAACATGGAGCAAAGAATGGTAGCCCTAAAGTTGGTTGGAGTTGAGAGGCTGTTCAAGACCGCCAATTCAAAGCTAATTGACAAGTCCAAAAGAGGTAACGAACTCTACTTGCTCAAGGATATTTTTCAAACAGATGCCTATTACCTAAAATACAGTTGTCCGTCTACGGGCAGGGTTTACGCTTCGGGTATTGACCCAGAGGTGGGTAAATTAGGCAGTGCAGATGGTTGTATGGCTTGGAAATTTAGCATGACTGAGGCGGAGTACCAAAACATGAAGATTGAGGCATAAATGACCTTTACAATCGGATTTTACTTTGGCGTGGTCTTAGGAATAGTAGTAATAATTACTCTGGTGCTGCTGACCTTGAAGCAGATGATTGATAGATATGAGAGGGAATTATGAAACAAAACAAACAAGAGCAGGATCATATTTTCATGGGAATAAACCTCTGCTGTGCTAGTAGGGTGTGCCTTGGACACAAAGACACTAAAAAAGAACTCTTGGACCTAATCGCCAAAGTGGAACAGCGAGCAGAGGAGAGGGAGCGAGATTGGTGGACTGGCAATCTTCGTCTTTATAATGGAGAGGGCGTACATGCGAAAGACAGAGTGCTTGAATCCATAGTAGTAGAGAGAAAATCCCTATCAAACCAGCAGGAGAAAGAATTATGACAAGCAACTGTTGTAGCGCACCCACTGACCCTGACCAACTGATCTGTTCAGAGTGCAAGGAACACTGTGAGGGTGTAGATGACGATGACCCTACGGGACTGTGGATTTTGGGTCTGGCGATTGTAGGAAGCGTAGTATTAGGAATTAGCCTACTAATGGCTGAGGGGGGGTTATGACTAACAAATGCCAGATTTGCAAAGATTATTTTGATGACTCTGAAACCTATGAATACCGAGGTTTTATGTTTTGCCAAGAACACTTTGATGAGGGAATAAAACGTGTCGATGAGAAGCGATCATTTGTGATGGAAGTAACTGAAAAATCAGTCATGTCTCAACGTAATGGGGAGTTCGTAAACAATCGTCAAAAATACAACTTGGGGAATGTAGCGGCTGATGGACTTCCAATAGTGAAAGTAAAAGAACCCCAAGTACTTCAAGAATACGAAAGAGGAGAGCTATGACTCCACACACATATAAAAAAGGGAATCTTGGAGATTACTGTATGTGCGGAAAACCACACTTAGATGAATCACATACAACCACAAACGACACACCACAGACTGAGCAGAATGAACCACAGACTAAAACCAATTGGAAACTCAGATTTAAGGAAAGATTTGTACACATGGACGATGGTAGATGGTTAATTAAGGAATGGGGCGCAGAACCATCAGAGGCTGACTTTTGGGATTTTATTGAGGAAGTATTAGATGAACAGAGGACAGAAATTGCAGCAAAACTAACACACCAATTAGTCAGAGAAGATGGTGACTTTACTGATGGCGAAATTGAAGAATGGGAAACAGTGACGCTGATTGAAGTACATACGGCTATTCAATCCCTACTCAAAGGAGAAGCAGAATGACAGACAGAGATATACAACTTGAAATTAAATTAGCCGAGTTCTTTTCTCCGTGGGATATTGAATCCGATGGAGACATTGAGCTGAGAAAAGAGGTGTCGCAATTCGTCATTGAAACTGTAGCAACCGAGCGCACCAGAACGATTAAAGAAATGCTGGAGTTGCTGGTGGATTAGGAAACCTTGACGTAAAATGGCATGTGGCCAACCATCTGGACGTAATAACCAACACTGATAACTCCGTTTTCACCCCTGAATAGACACAGCTTTGAATACTCTGTATCAAATGGAAGTGAGGGGCTCGGGCTATTGGAAGCCGACTCACTACTACTCGGGCTAGGGCTTGGCGAAGTACTGGGGCTCTCAGAAGCACTGGGACTCGGACTGGGCGAAGTGCTTGGACTCTCTGAGGAACTTGGACTAACTGAAGGAGAGACTGAGGGACTAACAGACGGGCTCTTACTACTTGAGGGACTCAGAGACGGACTTGCCGAGGGACTAACGCTTGGACTTATTGAACTACTCGGGCTTACTGATGGAGACTTCGAGGGGCTCTCAGATGGACTTACCGATGAGGACGGACTCACACTCGGACTCAGAGAGGGAGACTGACTCGGGCTGACTGAACTACTGGGGCTATTTGATGGAGAAATACTCGGGCTTATACTTGGACTAATTGAGCTGGAAGGAGAGATGCTCGGAGACCTACTTGGACTCACACTTGGGCTTACACTCGAACTTGGAGACACCGAAGGACTTGCCGACGGGCTAACTGAAGGAGAAACACTAGAAGAGGGACTTAAGCTCTGACTAATACTTGGGCTTTGTGAGGGAGATACGCTTGAGGAAGGCGAGAGACTAGGACTGCTTGAGGGACTATTAGATGGGCTGACACTAGAACTAGGACTTATAGACGGGCTATTACTCGGGCTTCTACTTGGACTAACAGATGATGACGGACTTTTAGAACTACTAGGAGAGATACTAGGACTCTGGCTTGAAGAAGGAGATAAAGATGGCGAGACACTTGAAGAAGGGCTTTTTGACGAACTAGGGCTTAAAGAAGAACTTACAGAGGAACTAGGCGATAAAGACGGAGATACGCTACTAGAGGGGCTTAAACTAGGCGAATTAGATGGACTAACAGAAGAACTTTCACTTGAAACCTCAGACGGAGATACTGACGAACTAGGACTAATGGAAGGGCTTACGCTTGGGGACTGTGAAGGACTGATTGAACTAGACGGAGAGAGTGACGGGCTATTTGATGGACTCTGGCTAGGGCTTACCGAACTAGATGGCGACAGACTAGGACTGTTACTCGGACTAACTGAAGAAGATGGCGAGACGGAAGGACTCTTAGAACTAGAAGGACTTAGACTCGGACTGGCACTAGGAGATTCAGAAGGACTTTTGCTAGATGAAGGACTCAGACTTGGAGATACCGAAGGACTCTGACTTGGACTGACACTAGAACTTGGAGACAAAGACGGAGACCCACTGGGCGATTGACTTGGAGAAATACTACTACTAGGACTGAGACTTGGCGACTTAGAAGGAGATTCGCTAGAAGATCCAACAGATTCAGAAGGACTAACAGAAGGAGATACGGAAGGACTTGCTGATGGAGATCTACTAGGACTTACTGACGGAGATACAGAAGACGAAGAAGTTTCATAGGTAATATTTAATTTAGCACCTCTGTCGGTAGCTTTATCATAAGTTGAATGAGACAAATAGTTTTTATCAGCACTTCCATTATCAGTTGCGGCAATATGAATTGAATTACCAGAAGTCCAACCAACTCTATCAATAATCTCCTGAACAATGGGAGTAACATCAATTTGATCACCTGTTCCCCAGCCGACAAAACCCCAATCAGCAATTGTGAAGTCATGGTCTACATAAGCTGTAGTCGGATTAGCTTCAATTCTTGGCTCTGGTCTAGCAGTTCCACCGCCAAGAGTTGCAGCACTATCAACATCTTCTCCCCACCAGCGAGATTTAGCCAAAGTACCTGCGTGAACATTAGCAGAATAAAGAGTGATTAGAGCCGAGGTAATTGTTGCTCCCTGGGGTACAGTTACATTATCCCAAACAAAACCATTCCAATAAATCGTGGTGGTGTTGAATTTGCCAATATGCTGAGTGGTGGCGGTTATCGAACCAGTACCAAGACCATCTATATTGCGAGCGTCATCTGTTGAAGAATTAACTTGTAAATTGATTGTAGGCATTTTATCCTAGAATAGTTCTTATATCATCCCATCCAGGTATCGAATCTATAGTTCCTTCTTCCCAAAACTTAGGTTTCTTCCTAAAGTCTTTCTGATTCCAGCGTTTCCAAGTTGTGTTTCCTTCGTGGGTAATATCTATATTCGGAAACTCAGGCATAAAAATCTCGTACTCAAATTTCTTTTTCCATTTAACCCGATTGTGCGTCATGGGTTCAAATCCCATGTGTAAAGGCTTGTAGTCTTCTCCTAGTGATTCTATCATAGCGACCCGTTCACGGAAATGTGCTATAAGCTGATCTCTGTAGCCCACCAATCCAGATAAAGGTGAAACGTCATAGTGAATGGCAAAGCCGTCTTTTAATCTCAAAAACCAGTAGTTGCCGTTGTAGTAGAACTTAAATGGGTCTGGAGGGGTAAACTCAAAGTGTGAAGGATGATACAAAACATCATGCTCACAGAAGTAGACTATGTTCTGGCTCATAGCCTCAAGACCAGCCAAGATCTGCTTGAACATTGTTAGATAGCCTCTCTCCAGCTTCAGATGAATGTTTCTGCCAAAAGGAGTTGGTTTCAAAGTTGAAGAGACAATAGGTAAGCCTGACTTCATTATCTGACTCCTAACCCTTGAGGCTAGTTTCATGTTAATCTGGTTGTCGGTGTAGTAGAGAATCCCCTTATTTGGAGAGATCTTAATTGAGTCTAAGTCCTCCTGCTTCCAACCTGGTACTGGCCAGAACTTCTCTACCAACCAGGAGATCGGTTTAATCTGTCCGTCCCACTTATTATTAAAGAAGATGTCTTTGGCTAGTTTCTTGGCACTCCCCACCTGTTTGCCAGACTGGGGATATGGAAAGCCGAAGTCTCCACCCTGAGTTCTAAACATGTGAGCGTACCAGGTCTTATGATTGACCATAACTCTGCCACCAGACAACCAGGTTTTGCAGGCTACTTCAATCCCCTGAGATCCCCATGAGCCAAAGGATTCGTCTGAGATATTCAGTTCCCAGTATTTGTCCCGTGTAAGCATGAAGCAACTACCTTGAAGCGACATTGTTTCAGTTAAGTCTCCCTTGCCCTCTGGTCTTTTCTTAAACTCTCCGAAATATTGAAAATGGGGTTCTGGATCAAAACAGTAGGCAGTTGACTGAGGATTAGTCTTGGCAATCCAAACTACATCTTTATGGGTTTCCCCACCACACTCCTTACAGGCTCCGCTTGGACTCTGGTATCTTCGGTGTCCTTTTTCACAGACCCAATCGAAAGCATGGAGATTCCGCATTACAGGCACAACAGTCCAGTTGTCTTGCATATCTTCCATGAGCTTGCGGTCAAAACCTTTATCAAATGCACAATGAGCGTCCACCTTCATCACATACTTGGCGGTGCTCAGTCGGCAGAGCTGATTGGTCATAGCCCTCTGGCCGATAGAGACAGAGGTATGAAGAACTGTGACTTTAGGATGATCTGTAATGGACGGATTAGCCCACTTCTCATCCATACCCACTAAAATCTCAGTATCGTCCTCTATGTTCTCAAGAAGATCCTCAATAGTCCTAGCTAGAAATTCCTCATTCCTTGCTGGAATTAAGATTGAAAGTCGTGGCATATTCATTGCTTTTGTCTATAAGAGCCTGAGTTAATACTGGATCTGCTCCCATGCTCTCAGCCCAGGAAGCCCAAGCTGGCACATCTTTGACTAAGCACTTGGAATTGTTAAAACCACGAGCAGGATAAACAAAAGTCCACCATAAATTAAACCTGGGATCATCCCCGTAAACTGCGTCTCTGATGGTGTAATAGTCAACTCCTGAAACCTCACAAGCGTCATAGAGTTCCTGACACTGCATTACCTTGAAAGCAATCGCTCTGTTCTCGGTCAGCTTAATCAGCTCAGCCTCATAGAGAGAGACTTGTCTGATATTAATGTTAGCGTTGTAGACTTTGGTGTAGAGTTCAATTAAAGTCCTGCGGTCTTGCTTCTTGCCACCAATAACTAGGATCTGAGGTCTGGGATGATCAACAGTCTCTCCCAAGTATTCAGGTTGCATACAAATGTTCTTCTCATACTTCTTGGCTAAGTAGTCGCAAGTGCCAGGATTCACAGTTGATCTGATAACTATCAGAGGGCAATTAACCCAGGAGACTACTTCCTCAACAATTGAGGTATCAAGTGAGCCGTCTTCCTTGAGAGGAGTTGGCACACAAACAAAAGCCACGTCGCACTCATTAACTTTATCTTTGTAGCTCATTGGTCTAGCCGTATCATAGATGTAGGCATTAGGAAAGAGTTTCCCCATAGCCTTACCCACCCAGCCGTAGCCTATTATTGCTTCCATTGTTTCTCCTCTCTGTGATGTAAATTATGAAAGAGTCCAAACGGATTCAAATCTCCAGTCTTATTAAATCTGCCCAAAGGGAAGACATAGATGTCTCTGCCTATTGTCGGCTGTTGTCCTCTAAACATCTTGTTCCACTTGGCGTTAAAGAAACAATCGTCCCCACGCCTGGAGACGGGATGAAAGCCCCGAGTACAGGTCTCTTTATCGTAACCGCCTAATGCCTCAAAATCGGCTTTTTTAATTAAAAACGTATTCCCGTGCACCGAGGCGTCAAGGTTTTCTTTGTCATAACCCCAAGAGGAAAGGACTTCCTTATCTTGTGTAATCATTCCACTCTCATCTAAAACTGCAATCTGTCTTCTGAAAATCATCTTATTGCCACCAAAGTAGAGAGCGTCAACAAGGGCGTTCTCAGAAATAACATGGTCAATATCTGTCATAAACAAATACTCCCCAGTCGCCATACTTGCACCTAAGTTTCTGGCTAATCCCTGAGTCCAGCCCAGCTTATTGTCTGTTCTGGCCATAGCACCAGGAATCGGAGGATAAGAACAATCATCTACAATAATCAGTTCAAACTGATACTTCTTCCTTAGTCTCTCAAAGTGAAGGAACTGACGCCTGACAATCTCATGGGACTGATAGACTGGAATGATAATACTAATCTTGTTGTACATAAAGCCAGCATTTGTTTTTATTGTTTGTAATTACAAACCAAGGACTGATCTTCTTAGCTTCCATCCAGCCATTAACTGCTGGCACAACTTGCATTTCCTTCCACCTTCTATGAGTAGAATAATCGTCGTAGTCATGGCCGTAGATAATTCCACCCTTCCTGACTTTCTTTGACCACTTAGCTATATCCCAGACACACCACTCATAGTTGTGATTGCCGTCAATAAAGACAAAATCCAGTGAGCCGTCTTCAATCTGGTCTGCCGCTTTATCGCTCCAATCCTTAATGATGGTGCAGTTATAAGGAGCGACCACTTCTCTAGCCTCAGTTTCAGCGTCTTTAATATCTGTTTTCCCGAAGTCTTTGTAACCAGGATAAATATCCCACAAATCTACTCCAGTTAAATGAAGACCTGGGATTGCCCTGAGTAGTATCTTGGAGTAACTGCCTCGGTAAATCCCAATCTCAGCTCCCTTCTTAAACTTCAGCTCTCTGAACAATCGGGGAATGTCCTTAAACCTGCCAATCGGGATCATAATTGGAGACGGCTTTGAGAGATCAATCTCAAATTTCTTGACCATATAATCTAGTGTTTCCATATTAAGTCCTTCCAATCCTTGCTCCACCCAGGCATGGGATAGAATTGTTCTATTACTGAGATAAAGTGATCTTTATTCTTATCAAGCCAGACTGAGGCCGAATACTGATAACTCTGTCTATTCTCATGTCGGCTCATCCAATACATTCTGCCGTACCGCTCTCCCTTATGAAGATGGGCGTACCAGGTGTTTTTATTAGTCTTAACTTCTCCACCATTAAGCCTGGTTGTAAATCCTATTTCTTCTGCCTCTTGTCCCCAGCCCTTATAAGACAGATCCATGAAGTTGTTTTTCTTGTACCAGTCCTTAGTCATAAACCAGCACGATCCTTGAAAAATCAAAGTGTCATCAATAGCGATACTGATTCTTTCATTAGTTCGCTGATCCCACTTAAAGCCGTGAATAGATGGAATCTCCTGTAAGAGAGGCCTGAACATAATGTATTCATAGTCTATGGGCGGTCTGTTGTCTGACTGATCTTGTAAGCACCAGTTCTCAGCGTCCAATCTGTGCCTCCTGGGGATCTGTACCCAATTAGATTTGTGGTCTTTTGCCAGTTGAGTGTCAAAGCCATAAGCGACCATACAGTGAGCGTCCAGAGCCATAACGTATTCTCCTCTAGCTTCTGAAACAGCTAAGTTAAGTCCATGTCTTTTTTGGGTATATGGAGCTGACTCTTGGTGTAAGTATCTTACCCTTGGATCATCAACCATTTCATTGTCTGGAAGTCGATAGCCGTCAAGAACTGGTAATACTTCAATCTCGCCAGTGGCGTTCTTGAGCACATCTTTAATTGTGTTGGTTAAGAACCTTTCGGTCTTACTAGGAATAATAACTGTAAGCACTATTTCCTTGTTAGTCTAACCATTATATAGGCAATATATAAAAAGATAACTATTTCTATTATAACTCCTGTCAGAAAAACTTTCTTCCGTATTTGGCTTGTTGTTCTCTTTTAAGCGGATAATTTCCGCCACGCTTCATCCACTCCTGTGTCAATTTTTGACTCCTGGCTTGGAGCTTTCTATCCCACTCTGGATTCCAATTTAACTGCTTATTCTTAATCTTCTCGTCCATGTCTCTGCCCATTTTCTTATAGGCGTCCTTATCTCCGTTTCTATAATTCTGCTGTGCCTCACTGATTTTCCCCTGATGGATGGTGTCGTGCAGGTTTTGACAAATCGTTATCAAATTAAACGGATTCAGGTCTGCGTCTATGTCTAAAGCTCCCAGGTACTTTCCCGAAAGAATGTGATGGACTTGGACTCCGCCTCCGCACCTGTGTTTAATTCCTGCTGCATGACCCTGACACTTGCCCCCATCTCTCTCGTCTCTGATACTTTCGCGTTGGGGTGTATTCAAAGCTAGTAGTGACAACTTATAAATCGCCAGTAGCCCCACTGTTAGTTCAACTCCCTTTCCAATATGTTTTAGTGTTTCTTTGTTCATCTATTTTTCAGATTTCATGTCTTGTAACCGATTTGTCCTTTACCTCTGGGTTCAATCCAGAAATTACTGCCGTCTGTCATAAAGTCGCAGATCATGTTGTTGGTAAGATAGTTGTTGGCTCTTTGAATCATGCCCAAGCAGACGTGGATAGTTTCCTCATCCTCAGAGGCTTGCATAATTCTTTCCATAGCCGCTAAAAACTGACTCTCGGTTATGTTCCAATGCTTACTGGCTCTTTCTTTCATGTTTGTACAGTCCTATCTGTCCGACCAATTCGTGATAATGAGTTGCCTTGATTTGGTCGATAAATCTTTTTAAGGCTTCATCCGATATTGGCTGATTCAGTAAATGAACCAGTATCATTTCTAAACTAAAGTCGGCTTGTTTTAAGCCTTTTTCCTGCATTACTCCGAGTGCTTGGTCTAGTTCGTGAGATTTCAAGTTAACCTCCTGCCTGCTACAAAATCTAATACCGCTTTTGCTAGTCCTGGCTGTCCGTCAATCCAGTTAGTGAAGTGCCGCCACATTTCCTGCTCATCAGGGTTCCCTGGCATATTCTTAAAGTCCTCCACCTCAGTCCTGACCTTGCCTGACTTGCGGTACAGGTTAAAGAAGTAGGCAAACTCGGCTGGTGTAGCTAACCACTCTCTCACTTCAAACTTTCTAAGGCATCTTCAAAAACATGTTTGCCTAGTTTGGGAAATACGCAATTTCTTAGTATTTGGCGTTTGTTTTTTAATCGGTACGCTGACAAGTCAAAACCATGTAAGACCTGTAAATCAGGTATTTGTGCTGTCCTGATTTTGTCTTGTTCAAAATCAGCCTCAGTTATTTCAAAATTAGACCAAAATAGGTGTCGCTGTAGCTCCTTTGTTGGTTCAATTAGTGGTTTGTAATATGGCTTGACATTTTCAACCACCCATTTTCCATTGAAGTTTGCCTGTAAAAACAATATTTCTTGATACAAACTCATGTCTGGATAAATTGCTTTAACGCCTCTGTAGCGAACTCCGATGTTTTGCCTAAAACTACTATGACTCTGGCACGGTGGACTGCTCCAGATGAAATCAAACTCCTGATAGTGTTCCTGTAGGTAGCTATGGGCATCACCAATAATTAGTTCATCATACGGAAAATAGTCTGAGTAAATCTTGGCTATAGCGGGGTCATATTCAACAGCGGTGACCTCAACATCTTTCCAGAGTTTTCTATTGCCACCAATTCCTGCGTAAAGGTTAAGAACTTTCATCTCCTGCCCTCAAGATAATCACCAAATGCGTCATCTAAATTTCTTCGACTAAAGTTGATTGATTCCAGATAAGCGTTCATAATTTCTTGTCGTTCTTTAGTTGGATGAACTTTGACATAATCTTCCATAACTGCTCTAAACTGCGGATTGCCATTAAGAAAAGCCTTAAAGCTATCCCATTCTGCTTTTGGTGCTACCCAATAATCTGATAAGTGTTCTTTCATCCTCTGGTTATCACTCCTGTTCTCTTACTCCAATATAAAACTGCGTTATCTAAGGTGTGTCCGATTCGCTGACCATCCCTGAGTTTTTCATCTTCCCCGACCTCAAAGACAAAAGTTGACGGATACTGCACACCTCTGAACATCACCACTTTGATTTCGTGGATAAACTTACCGTCTTTGGTTTCAGCAAACGGTGGGTGGTATCTCTCTGGTTGTCTTTCTTTATGTCTGCTCATCAGTGCCTTTCAAAATAATTGGGTCGGATTGTTCCGTTGCCAGTTCTCTTTCCAAATAGCTATCTTCGATTCCGTCAATTGCCCACTCGGAGTTGTTTCCCAGAACGCTAAGGTAAAAGTCCAGGCAGTCTGCTCGTCTATCCCCTGACTCAGGAGCAGGAGATAAAGCTGTTCTAAGGACTTGATAGAGATGACCAATCCGTTCTTCATCTCCAGGTTCAAGATGTTTTCTTTCATAATCAAATACGATAGTTTCGCCCTCAGTTCTGATTCTCATTGCCTGTCGTCGTAGGTTTGTATATTGCTTGGCGGAGCTGTCTGTCTTTGGCGTTCAATCTCCAGCTCCAGAGCCTTTTCGTATAATCTTTCTTTAGCGGCTAAAACAGCTTTTTCGCATGAAGCACAACCGCATTTCTTGGCTTTGTGTTCGGCTTGGACTAATAATTTAGCTAGGGTGTAGACTGCTTTTTCTAACTTAGCAATGACTTCGACCTCGTATTTCTTAACGTGGTCGTTAGCCTGAGTGTAGGTTCTCTCTTTATTTTGCATTTGATGCCCACTTTCTGATTAAATCATAGAGGGCGTTAATGATGTAAAAAACAATTAGAGTTATGACCGTGTTAGATGGCACAAAATCGGCTAGTGATACAACATGGTCTGATTGTCCTAGTGCAAATAGAATAGGTGCAAAGTAAGCCGTTGCTACTGCTAGGGCTAATGGTTTAAGAAACTCTAGCTGGTTGCTGATCCATTTGTTTTGATCTGTCTTAGTTAATTTCATAATTGTCCTTTAATAATTAGCAGACTGATTACCAGTGTGCTAAAAAAACTAATAATAAATAAAGTCCTGCGTATCGCTTTTAATCCTTTTGGCAGTCCAAACCTTTCTTTTACTTCTTACTGTAGTTCCAGGTCTTATCTCCGACCTTAATTTGTAATCCGTTATTAACCCAACCTAAGACTTCTGGTGCTTCGCCACTGATAGGTGCTGGTGAGTTGGTCTGGCAAGCCTCTAGTTCTTCTTTTAGAGCTGCAAGATCCTCAGTTAGCTTAGTAACTTCATCTCTGGCACTATCTCTCTCTTTTCTGTAGCGGTCACGATCAGCCTTAACGCTAACTAATTGACCTAGTGCTATGTCGCGTTCTTCCCAGAACTTCTTGCGATCAGTCATACATACTTCTAGTTCTGTTGGCATATCATTTGCTCCTAATTTTAATTGTACCATTTTCAAAAATCTATCCCATCCAAGGTCAAGCGTTCTGTGCGGACAATACTTGCCGCTATAGTCCTGGTGCTTTTTAACCTTTTCTATGCCCCATTTCCGTTCTTTTAACAGTTGAGCGATGAGAGTTGCCGCGTTATCCTCTGCCTTGGTAAATCTAGCTCCACCTGAGAGTGAGTAGCATATTTCTATACCAATAGTTTTGCGGTTTCCCTCACCATTACCGTCACCTGCGTGCCAACCATTGCGATCTAGCGGTAAGCCCTGCCAGACTTCAATATCGTCAACAGCAAAATGAAAAGAGGTTTGAGAATTGTTACCAACCATGTATGAGATTTCGCCTTTAGCAGCGGCATCATTGGCGGTGTTGTGAACACACAAAGCTACTGGTGTCATTGGATGTGGACATTTAATGGGGAACTTTGAAGCTGGTACGAGGTTTTGATTTATGGTCATTTGAGTTCGTCTATTTGATGCTGTAGTCCATCACCTGCTGGAGAGAGCCCTGATTGAGTTACCCAGAAGGTTTGGCTAACGTAGCTCTCACATTTCTCATAACCCCTGATTTGGTAGCAGGCGTTACCCTTCCAGTAATACTGACCGTCTTTGAGTTGTTTTGGGAGCTGTAGATAGGTGGTAACTAAGTGATGGTCTGACTCTCTGAATGGAGCGTCTCGGACGATTTGTGACCCTTCAACTGGTGAATAGTTACCTGTTTCTGTTTCGACCAAAACGAGTTCGGTTAAAACTACTGCCTGGACATCGATATGGGCTTCAATTCCAGCGCTAACCGACACGATGTCTCCTGGCTTGTAGTAGCCCTGACCGACACTAATTGGAGAGTCGATGGTGAGATATTCACTAGTATCGAAATAGCGGTAGTAGGCATCTTTCCAGAGGTATGCAACGCCCATAAAAAGTAGTCCCACTATAACTGAGGAGAGCACCTGTTTGGCGAGAGTTGGTTTACTCATAAACTGTTCTAGCTTACTTCTCATTGTCACCTCCCTGTGTTGGGCGAGCAAAAAAGAATCCAACGATTACACCTAAGATACCATGAACGGCGAGGGGTACATCGTAGTTAGGGTTCGACACGTCGACTGCCATTGCGAACACCCAAGTGAGTGTTATCAAGACAATCAAAAAGTTCTTACTGGCTTGCTCTGTCATGTGGAACGCTCTTTTTTCAAAGAAACCTCTGAAAAAGAACCCACTGACATTTCCAATAAAGAAGATAGCAATAGCGATAATAATATTCATACTGTTCATGTTAAAACTAGAGCCCCTGTCATCTCACTTTCTTGCCCAGAATATTACTTATTAGTCCTGGGTCTCTCATTGCTGCCACACTCTTGAAAGCAGATCCGCTGTTCATTTTAGAAAGCTTTGGTGGACTAAATAATTTTACCGCCTGATCGTAGGTAATCTTAGACCCGTCGTCAGACCCTCCCGAGCCTTCCGAGCCATACTTGCTACCCTTTTTATAGTAGAACTTGTTGGTGATTTCATCGTATTGAAGGGCGGTTAGCAGTTCTTTTTGGTCTTTGCTAATATAGTCACTCTCATAAAGGTAGTTGACCATATCGTTGCCCATGACTTGTTTGCCTCCTAAGGAAGCCCTGTAGAGAGCTAGTTTCTCGAAGTTCTCTGGCTCGGATAGGTCTCCAAGTGAGGGAAGCATTTCTTGTAGGCGCTCGGTTTGAGTCATATCAGCCAGTCGATAGAAGTCATACTGCTCTTTGGTGGCGCCCGACGCTTTCAGAACCGCCTGTTTCTGCTCATCCGAGTAGAACTCGTCATCCATAGCAGTAGTCAGTTTTTGGTAAACTTCTTTGCGCTGTTTAATAGAGTCTGTTTTAGCCGTGTAATCGTTAAACAGCGCTAGTTTAAGGTCTGAGTCTGCAACTGGTTGTCCAGCAGCGAACATCTCTTTTACATAGTTTTCGTTATCTAATCTCTCTTGAGCGGTTGTTGGCTTGGTTAAAACACCCTCGGTGGGTTGAGTAGATGACTGTGAGGATTTAGATCCAAGCAAGTTGTCCCAGAAAGAATCCTTCTCCCTGACACCATCTTTGTTTTTACTACCAAGAACAGAGTCTAGGTTGGACTTTGATCGATTCTTATTTTCCTGACTTGCTTGAGCTTTTTGAAGGAAATCAATCTTCTTATCTTGATTGGTTATTCTGTCAAACACTTTCTTTTGACTATCAGATAGCCAGCCAGTAAAGTCATTATCAAAAAAGTCTCTGGCGTTTTGTGTAGAGCTTTGACCAAATGCTAGAGAGCGAGCAGCATCTAATCCCTCTGGAGCTTCATACATTGGAGAGCCATCCTTTGTTTGAGCATACCCTCGTCCCTGAGTCATAGCAGCCTGAGTAGTTCGAGCTCCCTGCTCGAAGAATGGCAGAACATTTGAAGCAATATTCCAAGGAACATCGACAATGGGAGCACCAGTAATTTCCCTGTCCCATTTACTAGCAGGGTTGTAAAGACTGCCAACATTCATCCAGGTTGAGTCGTCTTGCCCAAACACATCCTCTGAGTCTGTAGCGCCAGCAAGTTCGGCAACAGAATACGCCGTATTAAACATATTGTTTATCATTGGCATTGTTTGTAGTCCCTCAGAAACAAGTCTGGCAACAGCCTTGAGCCTGTTTTGCTCTTTGGTGTCAGATCCATCCCAGTATTCCACAGAGTCTTTGATAGCTTCGTAAGGATCTGGGAATGGTTCAAAGCCTGAGCCGTATTTTGCATTGACTTTATTTCCAATATGCCAGGCAACCAGAGTTCCAAGGACTGCTCCAAACTTCTTCTCTCCCACATCTTTAATGAGCCTAGTTGTGGCTGCGGTAGGCTCTAAAGTGAAGCGACCAAAGATCTTACCAATAAAAGTGTTGTAGGCTTCTGGAGCCATACCAAGTCTTCTGTCGCCAACCATTTTAACCAGTTGCTCGTCAGCCCACTTAACAGCGTTGGCATCATCTAGCCCCATGCTTTTAGCTCTGTCTACAAATCCATTGAAAATCAACTTGTTTGCTATATCCTGTCCCTTAACAAGAACATCTCCTCCAAGCCCGACAGCTTTTGTCCAAGCGTTTCCAGTCCTGAGCGCCCTTGGGGTGCTTTTTGAAAAAGTTTGTAGAACTCTTGATTGGTTTCTAAGGTTTTTATAAGTGTTTGATATTCCTTTAATATTGCCGCCAACAAAAGCGATTGGATCTCTCCCAATAGCCTGTGGAAGCGAAAGAGCCTGAGAAACTATTGTTGAGGCTTTACCAACAACTTTAGCGCCAGCCATCTTACCCGTCAAATCTTCAATGGTTTTCAATGCTGGGTTTATTTCTTTGTCGCCCAGAATATTCTGTGAGACTCTGTAGAGCTGATCAACGGCACTTCTGTCCATGCCTTTTTGCTTTCCCAAGTATTCAGCATAGTCTCTAAACTCTTTGCCAGAAAGATCGGTGAAGCCAGCTCGTTGTGCGTATTCCAGATAGTCTCTCATGCTTTCGATAGCGCCAGTGGTTGCCCTACCATCCTGTTTCCTAAAAATAGCTGATGACCTTTCATTGGCAATCCTGGGAGAACCCTCGATTGAAGCATCGAACATACTTCCCTTTGAACCGCCAACCTGAGATAAAAAGTCGTCTTTGTATGGAAGTTTCTTTAATCCAGCAGCTTCTCTTTGAGAATTGATAAATCCATACATCTCGTCATACATTGACCTGAGATACAAGTAAGTGTTCTCTAGTTGTGCGGCTCTCTCTGGACCAACGGCAGCAACAACCTTTTGTACGCCCTTGTCGCCCTGAGCAAATAGCCTGAGCAGTTTATCGTCTTTGCTTCCTGGTTTAACAGCATTGGTGAGTTCAACGAGCTTATTTTCATACCCCTGTGCCCAGCGAACGCCATCGTCAATACGAGTCTTGTAAGTTTCCATGACTGGTGCCAAGGCTTCGTATGCACCGCCAAAGGTTTTTTTAAGATTGTCTTCGGTGTCGAGGAACATTGACCTAAGTTTTCTAGTAACTCTGTTGCCAGTGTTCAGAGTTTCCTCGCCAGCTTGTCTAGCAAAGTCAAAGGCTCCTTGGTTATCAGGAAGCTCTGTCAATATTTCTCCGCCAGCATCAAACATCTCATCACCCTGTTTTAGAGTGGTTGAAACATCTATCTGGTTTCCCTTGAGTCCTAAGCCGAGCGCTTCTCTGGCTTGGTCTGCATTTTTTGGTCTAAAGGTAACTCCTTCTAGGTTGTCTCCTCTTTTAATGAGTTTTCTAAGATCAGCCAGCTTAGTTATGACCTGCTTTGGTTGCGGCAGAGATAGTGTTTCGGCTGTTTTTGGTGCTTCTAGTAATCCTCCAAAACCACCGTCAACTTTTTCAACTGGCATCTTTGAAAAGAAATCATTGGTTGCTCTTTTAGTCATTTGTTTGACCCTGCTGACAACCCCGTCTGCACCACTAACAAAATCTATGGCTGACCTACCAGCGGGTCTAAGATAATTTTCAACGACCTTTGGCTGAAGTATTTCATCTACTTTTGAAACAGCCTTAACTGCTTTTGGAAGAACTTTTTTGCCACCCTTTTTAAGCACATCGTCTATACCTGGCGGAGTAATGTCTCCAACAACGCCAGCTATAGCCATGAGGGGAATCATCTTCTCTGCCGTTTGTGGATTCATGCCCAGGTCTTGAGTCAAGAAATCTTGACCACCCGTTCTTGCTTGTTCCTGGTAAGACTTTAGTGGCTTACTTCCAAAAACTGGTTCTAAAGGACCAGCGGTGTCCATTTGTTTTGGACCGCCCAATATGTCTGAAATAGTAAGGGGAATTTGGGCTGCTGGGCGAGCAAATATGTCTCTAATAAGTCCAGGATCTTGTGTTTCTGGAGCCCCAGTATTGGTAGCGCCATCACCAAACAAAAGTCTTGCTGGAGAGCCAACAAACGACTGATTCACGCTGTCTAAACCACTAGAAACTCTTTGGATATTTCTTTGTAATGGAGAGTTTTGATAGTTTTGTGGAGCTATGGGAGCGGCTTGTCTAGCTTGATTAAAAAAGTTGCCAACTTGATTGCCAAGACCGCCCTGAGCCAACTGAACACCGCCCATGCTTTTATCCTGGTCAATAAAGTTTCCTACCTGTTGTGGTATTCCTAGGAGCTTATTTTTTACTCTGTCTAAGAGGTTCATAGTGTCCTTTTAGCAGAACACTACCTTAATAATGCTCTGCGCCTTGCCTCTTGATCTAGTAGAGACATTCCCTCTAGCTGAGGATTGATTGACTGCTGACCGCCGCCAGTTACAACTTGAGGAGCTTGTCCGAGCATACTGCCAAGACCTGAAACTAATCCTGCAATATCAGATCCGCCTAGTCCAACTGGTGCGAACCGATTAATGCTCTGAGAGTTTATGCCTCCAATTGCTGACTCCAAAGCGGCTCTTTGTGCAATCGCCTGACTGTAAAGGTTTTCCAAAGTACCCTGTTGAGCATCAACAGCGGTATTGAGTCCTTCTTGATAAGTTCTTTGTAGCCCTTCACGACCCCTGCCAATGGCTTCTTCTTGTCCGAGAGCCCAGTTGTCTTGGCTTTGCTTATTGGCAAGATTACCTCTGTCGCTTGATTCTTTTCGTTTTAAGAGATCACCAAGTTGTCCCATTTTGGAAGCTTCTTGTTTGTTTTTCCAGTAATCAAGCGCTGATCCAGCAACTCCTTGTGAAAGAAGTCTGTTGGTTAGTTGGGCTCCAGATCCTTCGGCTGTTTCCTGAAGCTGTCCTCTGCCTGATTCTGAAGTGTTAAAAATATCTTGTCTGGTGTCATCGTAAGCCTGAGTAATTTCTCCGCGCTTTCTACCGAGAGCTGCTTCTGCATCTCTGTAGTAGTTCATGCCTTCGTCTCTAGCGCCTCTTAACTTGCCAGTCATGTTCTGCCAGTTTCTAAGCAAAGCATCCATTGGGTTCACTCTTGATTCGTTGTCATTATTGTTGTTTGCAGTTGGGGCTGGGCCAGGAGTAGGCTGTAAAAATTGACCAGTGTAAGTGTCGGTTGGAGCAACTCTAGTTTCTCCAAGAACAGTGCCTCGAGCTATTGGCGCACCATAGGCGTTGAGCTGATTTGAAGGACCATAAACCGGTGGTCTATAGTTGGCAGCTCTTGGATCGGTTGCACTCGACATTTGCAAATAACTTGACAGCCCTCTTGCTTGAGGGAGGCTGGTTGGAATTGGTTTTGGATACGCCATGTTTCTCCTTGATTTTTCTCGGCTTAACTTGATCTAAGTTTCTAGTTCAATTTTAGTGTAACCGCTTAATATTTGTAATGTAATTATAATAAGTTGTTCCATGCCATAATATTTTTCCTTATGTTGTTAGTCTATGACTTATATCAATTGTTTGTTAAAGCATGTTAAGTAAAAATCCTCCACCAACACTTACAAACTGATATCTCACAATTACTATTCCAGAACCTCCAGCTCCAGAAGCACTCTGTGGACCTCCAAGGTTTCTTCGTTGTCCGCCTCCTCCTGAGCCAGTATTAGCTACGCCACTTCCAGAAGTTGTATTATTACCGCCCGCTCCTCCAATATCATTAACTGATCCGCCAGATCCATTCTGACCAGGACCACTTCCTCCCGCTGCATACCACAAGGGTGTTCCAGTAATAGATGATTGAATTCCCGCTCCACCAGTTCCACCAATTCTTGTGCCGTTAGCTTCAGCGTTTCCTCCAACTCCTCCAGCTCCTCCTCCACCTCCTCCTACCCGACTACCACCAGAATTAGATCTATTTCCAGTTCCTCCATCATAACCGAGTCCGCCATAAGTTGCATCGTTAGCTCCACCAGGTCTTGTTCCAGAACTAGTATCTCCAGAACCACCACTACCCGACCCACCTGGTCTACCATTATTATAATTAGCTCCACCTCCACCACCTCCACCTAAAGCAATTAAAGACCCTGCTCCAAAAGAAGAGTTAGCACCATCATTTCCGTAATTACTATCTCCAGAGCCTCTAGCAGCACCTCCTGCACCGATAGTAACAGTTTGTGCAGCACCTTCAACAAGTTCTAAAAGAGTTCCGCCCACATTGGTTAGAAGTCTTCCAGCACCACCTCCACCACCTGCGTATTCTTCTGCTTTATCACGACCACCACCGCCTCCACCACCAACAATTAAATATTCAACCTTTAGTTTTTTAAGAGGAGTAAACGTTCCACTAGAAGTAAACGTATGAACGAACCAAGGCTTACCACTAACCGTTATTGAGGTAATTGTTCCGCCAGTAGCCTGAGCCTGTGGCATTATATATTTTGTCCTATTATTACACCTGTTATTTGACCCTCATCATGTACTGTAAAGCCAAAGTCATCCCAAGCCCATTTATCAGTACTAAGAGTCGGAGCTGATCCATCAGCCCATAAGATTTGTGGCTTCATCGTGTGTGTGCCAGCCTGTGTTGAAGAAGTTGTAATTGTAGTGCCAGCAATAGCATTTGCTTTTGAAGTAGCCAAATTGCCTGTGGTTGCAGAAGTTTTAATCCAGTAGTAGGTAGTTCCTGCGGTAATTCCTGTTGGCAGGGTATCAGTGGTTGTGAATATAACTGGAGTGCCTGTTTTAAGATCAAGGGTTGTGGTAATTACACCAGGGTTGGCAATCGTTATGGTAACTGTGTCCGAGGCAGTCGGGAACCAAGTAACTGTGCGAGAGCCAGTTGCATCTTGCCTAACTCTGATCATAAAGACCATGCCCTCTGTTGCGTTGCTCAGAGTAAAGGCTCTGTTGCCTCCCAGGGCTCCTGTTAAAAACTTGAGTTTCTTAACACCTTCAGAGAGATCAAAGTTCATGGTAGCACCATCAGCTACATCAATCCATTCGTGAGAGCTAAATCCGAGCTGAGTAACTGTTCCAGTATCATCAATAAAGAACGGTGTGTCGTTCTTCATAAAGAAGATTACTTTGCCTGAGGCGGGGGTGTCTGGGTCGTCTGCTCTATCATCTAGTCGAATAAAGTCGTCGTTTACAACATTTGAATATTGGTTGAAATAATCTTCGTGGACCACTGACACGAGAGAGGTTCCTTCTGCAAGGTTTTCTGTTCCTCCAGATAAAACTGTCACGCCTGTGAGCGCATAGTTGGAAGGACTGTCGCCAGAAACTCCTGTAACTGAAAATTTGGTCTGGGTTGATTGCTTATGATTAGCGGTAACAATAGTTGGCAAATTAGTAGGAATCGCTGTCACCTGAATAGTTGTAGTGTCTGGAGCGATCCAAGTCTGCCTTAGAACTGCTTTGTAATCGTCGTTTGCCTTGTATGTCATATTCTATTATTCCTTTTTTATCTCTGGTTTGTAATGATTAAACAGTTCCCTGCCTTATTCTCAGTGCGTGTCCGAGCTGTCGTGATGAGTCTGAGTAATATAGATAAAGTCCTAGCAAGCTCATCTCGTCAGTAATGCCGTCATTTTGAATGTTGAACTTAACCCAAAACACATCACGCTGTCGCAAATTAATAAACCGTACATTAGAGTTGTCTGGAGCCGAGATGTCTTCACTCTCTTCTCCGCCCATGAGAGCTTGTCCCCAAAGCACATTCCCAAAACCAGTAGAGTTGATTTCGCTAGGGATTCTAAATCGAGGGCTAAGTGTCTGTACGCCCCTCATGTTTGAATAGGAAACACCAATAGAGGTGTTGCTGCCAAACAAGTTGCCAAACACAAAGCGAGCAAAGGCAATTTTCTTGAGAGCGTCTGGGCTTCCCATGTCGTACTGTTTGGTTGTAATGCTTAGGGTAATCTTCGTTCCATTGCTGCCAGTAGTTCCATAGTCTGTCCTACCAGAGAACATCTCAAGAACATCTGCGGTTCTATCTGAGGCATAGTAAAGTCGCTCAATCTTATCAACATCAGAAATCATCTTGGCAAACGAATTGGCGTAGATATTAGTCCACAATACCCATGCGTTGTATCTCTCGTCATATACTAAACAAACATTGTTTCCAGGGCCTTGCTGGGTTGATAGTCCAAAAATAGATAGGTTTCTATAATAAACACCGCAAACATCGGGTAGGTTTTTGGCGGTCAGTTGTCTGGCAATAGCATCAGCCCTAAGAGAGAGAACAGAGTACCGAAGCAGGTTTCCATAGTTGGCTTCGTGTCCGACTGAGGAAGCTCCGTCTCTACTCCAAAACCTAAAGTTGTTGCCAGCGATATGTAGGGACTCGGGCGAGAGAGAGCCTACGGCAATGTTGATGTCTTGGATGGCAGCGCCACCCTCAACAAAGGTAAGGCGACCAAAAGCAGAGTCCTTGAAAACTAGCAGACTATTCTCGTTGCTGCTAACAAAGGCATGAACTCCTCTAACCTCACCGCCGTCGCCCAGTCTATATGGAATGTAGCCGCCTCCCCACATAGGAGAGAAGGACGGGGCGTTGGCAGGATTCTCGTATGGAGGTCCAGCCCAATAAAGATATTGGCTTCCACCTTCTGTGGTTCTACCAATGAGCTTGTCTTGAAACACATCGACATGAACAAATTTCTGTCCGCCAGTGTCATTCATCTTAGGCAAACCAAAGAAGGTATCGCCCTGCTTTAGCCCCTTGTCTACATAGGATGTCGAAGTTCCAATAACATCTTCTAGCCAGAATCCAATGCCAGCCGTGGTAGATCTATAAATGCTAATTCGCTTGGTTCCTGCTGGGGCGGTAGGAATTGTGACCGTAAGATAGGTGTCGTCGTCCAGCTCGATAGGCATACCAGTATAGTGACCAGTTCCATTAGAGTCTGTGCCAATAACGGCTGATGGGGTGGGCAGAGTTGAGCCAACATCATTGTGGTAGGTCACATAGTAAAACCAGGTCGTAGATCCCGTGGCGCTTCCTGTTTTAGCAACAGTTGGCTTGGTAACTACATCATCTAGTGGTTCATACACATACCACTGATTGTCTCTCCAAAACACCATTTGGTCGCTTGCATTGAGGAAGTAAACCGAGTCTGCAAGGGGGACAATGTGTGTTTTGACATCTCCATCAAAAATAGGTGTGCCGTCAACAAACTCTGGTGTGGTTCCAACATACCCGTCTGGGGCGGTGCCAGTGAACGGAGTCCAAACTTGATTAGCAAACGAATAGACCTCTGGCTTGCCATTGTCTGAAATCCTGAAGTGTTTGGGGTCTCCTATATTATATATAGACTTTATTGTTTTGATCTTGGTGGCATCATCGGCGGTATTGCCAATAATGGTAGTTCCAAGCCTCTTGGAGAGAGTTCCATACTGGGTATAAACACCATTGATGAACTCGGTGAGCTCCGAGTCTTTAGCCATTGATGGATGGGGTAGCGTGTTCAGTCCCTCTTTCCAACCCTTGCTCCCAGCCTTTTTTCGAGGAGGATTAGGACGACGCGGCTTTTTGGTGAACATTAATTCCCCCTGTAGAATCTATCTCTTCTAAAGTAGAAATTCTTTAAGTACCTAACTCTGTCGGTTCTTTTCTGACTAACTGTTAAAAGCTTGGATCTTTCTGGGATCTGCTCTAAGGTCAGGTATTCTTGAAATCTGTTTTCTGCATCGGTTTCAGCTTTGTCTTGGCTTCCGTCTTCGCCAGCAGACCTGAAGTATTCGCCCAGAGCTGCAAAACCAACCATGTCTCCTGGTAAGAGGATAATGTCAGACTCTACTTCTGGGACTGGCGGTGCTGCGAAATACCACATGGTTGCCGTAGCAGTCTCCTGTGTTTCCTTAAAACGCATCTGCCATTTACCAAAGTCCTCGTCTTCAGGATCACTAATCATCTCAACACTAACTTGTGGGTCGTCTGGGTCAGCGTAGTTAATTGGCTCGTCCCCATTAGGATCTGGAACCTCTAAAATATAAAGACCGTTGGGTTTGTGAAACCTGTCTGGCAAAACAGTGGTGTCGCCAGCAATGGAAATGGTTTCTCTGGTCAAGAGTCGAAGCCAGAATCCTCTGACAGCGTACTCTTCTTGCTTTTGTTGAATCCAAGACACCCACTGGGCGTACTCTTCTTCATTACTTCCAGGGACAGTTCCTCCTGCTGACGGAGCCATCACATATCTCATTACATCGCCCATAGTTCTTATAACTTGATTTGTTTCACGCATATCATCATTCTATGAGGTTAATTCAACTTTTGTAATGATTGCACAACAAAAAAGAGGAGCCATTTCTGACCCCTCCCTTTTAATTCCAATCTGATTAAACAGAAGTTGGGAATTTAGTTTCAGTCGTCTCGTATTGGATCGTTGCTGGATCTAAATCGTACTCAACGCCACTTTTCAAAGTGACCATGTGTCGATTGCCATCTGCTGATCTGCCCATAACGAAGCTGGTTACACCTGCTGTAGTTGGCATGATAATTCCTTTCGTATCTTACTAATACCCTTATTGTAAATAATTGGTTGATTAAATGTAATACAAAAGCCCCTCCGATTAAAGAGGGGCTAAAGTTTTCACTTGTCTAGCTTATTTACAAACCGAGGTTGTGGAAGTACACATGAGCTTCAGGAATACCCATTTTGAATGTGTAAAGTCCTTCTACTTGCCATTTGTACGACTGACCTGATTTAGCCAGAGGATATGTCCTCCAACCAATCAAAGGCTTGTAGCCGATGTCAGACTCATCAGTGATGATAATTGTGTCATTCATCACATCATCAAGACCCATCAACTGCACAACATCAATTTCACCGAAAACATGAGTATCGTACTTGCGTACCACACCAACTCCTCGAGTTCCGCTTGGTGCGGAAGTTGTGTAGGTTCGGTCATTCTGAATATGTTTGAATCTGCTCATAAAGCCTGGTCCAACCCACATTACAGGTTTCTTGAAAGCCTTCTCAGAGATCGTTGCAAAAGCAGCGTCAAGTTTGTCTTGAATAACTCTGTCAGCAGTTGAACCCTGCCATGTAGCAGCTCCACCAAAGTCCAACTTGTTTTCTGGAGCATAGAGGTCGATCAGGTTTAAGATACCACCCATGTAGGTGATGTCATTAACACTGTCTTTACCTCTTTTACCAGAAACGATTGCTCTTTGCAGTTTTTGAGTCAGATACATCTGTTCATCAACAACGAGCTTGCTTGCTTTCTTTCGACCACGAATGGTTGAAGCATTATCGGTTGAAGAAACAAACACTGTTGCCTCAAAGTTGCCAACATAGTTGTACAAATCCTCATGCCCTGAGAACAGACCTGGGTCAGCGTCTTTACCGTGTGGAGTACCACCAGATACGATGCTAACTACAGCTCCTACATCAGAAGCAGGGATTGTTTCACCACTGAGTGCTGCGAAGATAACTTCAACACCACCGACAACTTGGGTAACGCGAGCCTGTTCTCCGCCTACCGAAATAACATCATCAACATTGAAAACTCCTGGTTCATCTACAACTAAGGAAGTTCCAGAAGTATAGGCTTCTGCAAGAGCTGCCTTCATTGGGCGTTTTCGAGCTGCTGACCATTCATACTTATGAGATTTAACCTCATCTTCAAATACACCACCGTCTAGGCGTTTGATAACCTCTCGACGATAGTCGGGAAAATCTTTGACATTTTTCTCAATATTGAGATAAAGATCAGAGTCCCTAGCACTGGTCGTATTTCTTTGACCATACATTGCGCCTGGCATTTTTGTCCTTTTCTATTAAAAACCGAGTTTTTCCATTTCAACTTCTAGTCTTTCTGTTGGAGAAAGTCCTTCTGTAGAATCGGTAGTCACTCTTTTATTATTACTATTTGATCGTCCCATCGTCTTTTGGACTACTCTTTTCTGTGCTTGAGAGCTGCCTGCTTTTTGAGCGAGGCGAAATGTCTCAACCAGGTTAGAAGCATAGTCTTCTAGCGAAGGTCTGTTGAGCTGTAGTCTTCCATATTGGTCATAGGCTATCTTTTTATACCCATCGTGTATTCTCTGTTCCAAGTGTTCTGAATACTTGGGGCTACCTGGCTGTAGCTCTGGCATACTCCTGACGGATGTAATTTCACTCTGGAGTCTTGAGTAGTTCTCGTTCTCCTGAATAAAATTAGTTGATTGACCAAGTTGACCCTTTATGGTGTCTAGCTCGTCTTTGTACGAACGAATGACCTTCTCAGCTTGAGCAAATGCGTTTCTAACGTCTTCCGCATTTTCCAACCTTGATACATCAATTAGAGGTTTATCTTCTTCTTTGGGTTTCTGAGGCTCCTGAGTCTTTTGGTAAGCCTCAAGGATTCTCAGTGCTCTTTCCTCAGTGTCCATTCGAGCGCGTCTTTCATTAGCGAGTTGCTGATGAAGGGCTGTCTTTTCGTCTGGGTCTAAGCGAGTTCCCTTTTCTGTTAATTCCCCCTGACCTTCCTGGGGGTCTTGCGATTCCCCGTCTTGGTCTGATTCTTCACCTTGGTTTAGTTCTTCTGATTCCTCAGACTGATCTAACTCCTCGGTTTCTTCAACTTGAGTGTCAAGCTGTGACTGCTCATCCATATATCCCTTTCTTCCTCTAACGATTTATATGACGAGGTTCGATGCACCCCGAAAATCTGAAAGTGGTTATTTGTACTTAAAGACAGTCTATGATAATATTGGGCATAAATGTAATGGTCTGTGTAACGATTGCACTATGAATGAAGCCTCCCCAACAGCAAACTTGACCAAACAGGATATGTTAAAGCTGGAAACAGCTTTCCAACAAATGAAGGAAAAGTGCAAAACAGACCCAGTGTTTTTCTTCGACAACTTCCTTAGAATCTACAATCCCAAAAAAAACCCGACAGACATCCCTTTTAAGACATATAACTATCAGAAGCGACTAATCAGAGACATAGTGCTTAATATAGAGAAAGCATGGAGAACTGGGGAGCAGAACGACCTTTTCATAGATAAGACTAGAGAAATGGGCGTGACTTATGTAATGCTCGGAGTGTTCCTGTGGTTCTGGCTTTTTAGACCTGGGTTTACCGCAATGATTGGGTCTCGCAAAGAGGCAATGGTTGACAACAGAAAGGGCGGCTTTGTTGGTAGTAACGACTCTAGCTTGTTCTCCAAGCTCGGTTATATGCTTGAAAGGCTTCCTGCCTTTATGCTGCCAGTCGGATTTGATGAGAGAAAACACTTCCCATTCCTACAGCTCAATAACCCAGAAAACAATAATTCCATAGAAGGTGAAAGCAGTACTGGCGACTTTGGTAGGGGTGCTCGTAAGACAGTTATTTTCTTTGACGAGTTTGCTTTCTTTGAAAACGCTTATTCAGCATGGGGCGGTGCTAGGCACACCACTAGGTGTCGCATTGTAGTAACAACTCCAGGAAGCAAGCCTAGTAAGGCAAAGAGGCTGAGGTTTGGATTAGACGGAGAAAAGATTAAGGTCATAGAAATCCCTTGGCACCTACATCCAGAGAAAACAGCTAAGTGGTTAGCAAAAGAAAAAGACGACTCTTCTGAGGATGACTTTAATAGAGAAATTATGATGGACTGGGGTCTGGCTGTTAAGGGTCGTATCTACACCGAGCTTGACCAGGCAGACTACGGCAAGTTCCCGTTCATTGTTAATCAGCCACTCTATGTTTCTGGCGACTATGGTCTTGATGGCACTGTGTTCCTTTGGTGGCAACAGAATCCTTTGAATGGCAAGTACCGATTAATAGATAGCTTTCTACACGAAGATGAGCCGATAGAGTATTACTTTCCGCTATTCAACAATCCGATTAGTTCTATGTTTGACTACTCCCAAGATCAGAGAGCTGCCTTTGAAGAAATAAGCAAACTGCCCAAGGCGACTCATTTTGGCGACCCAAGCATTATGAAGCGGTCTGGCAACGCTGAAAAGAAGTCTGACCACGACAAGCTTGGAGAAATCGGGATTTATGTCCACACCTATACTAAGGACAACTCAATAGAATACCGCGTGAAGACCACTAAGATGTATCTGAAGTCTGGGATTGAGGTGAACGAAAACGAGAGGAATTACTCTACCCTTGACCTTTGGAAGCAGTTTAGGTGGAAAACCTGGGATGAAGACCACGAAACAACCGCTACCTTTAGAAAGCCAGTCCATAATAACTCTAGCCATGTTGGAACCGCTGCCGAGTTCTTTTTTGTAAACATGAGGAGCTTCAATGTTGAAACTCCAAAAGAGCCAGCCAGAGAAAGTTCTGGACGATTTTTAACATCAAGATTGAACATTAGTAAACACGCCAATTTAGGCAGAAGGAGATAGTATGAGTTATACCAAATTACTTTTTAACAAAAGTGAGCGAGAGCTTATGATGGATGTCTGGGAATACCTGCACCTGTTGGTGGAAGATATGAGCTCGATGAAAGAGAGACAAATTGAAATGAACCGAAAACTTTCCGAACTCAGTAGGAGAAAAACAGGATTGGACGCACCAGAAAAGAAATAATGAAAACAGATCTTCTTAGTGTAATCGTTACAAACTACAATAAGCCTACCGAGCAAATTGAAGAGTGCATAACATCCATACTCGCTCAAACGGTGCTGCCTAGAGAAATCATCTTTGTAGACGACGGCTCTAACTTACGACCAACTCACAAAGCCTGTCTCTCAATAGTGCTTAATAAAAACCGAGGAGTTGCTTTCGCAAGAGACATTGGGGTTAAAATGAGCAAGGGAGAATTAATACTTTTTGTGGATGCAGACGACAAATTAGCTCCCGACTTTATTCAGCAATGTGGCAAGGTGATTGCTAAGTCAGACATTGTTTATCCCGACCTTTTGTTGTTCGGAGAGGTACAAAACCAACTAATAGAAAACCCGAAGAAGCTTGGGGCAAGAGACTTGCTGGCTCATAAAATGAGTATTCCCGTTACCTCAATGATGAGGCGAACCGTCTATGAAAAACTGGGCGGCTTCAAAGAACTACCCTTGTTCGAAGATTGGGATTTTTGGATCAGAGCCATGGCAGACGGGTTTAGGTTTAATAAGGCGAACACCCTCCTATACTACCGACAACAGTCTGGAAGCAGGATTAGGAAAGATCCGCAGGTTAAAAACGACACTCACAAGCTAATAACCAGCGATTTTGAAATAAGGAGCGGGAAAATATGTCGAAAAGAAAATATGCCAAAAAAAACCCATTAGTCTATGTGCCAACAGCATATAGCTTTACATCGCTGGAAACAGAGCAGGAGGATGGCGAATTTACTTTTGATGTGGGGGACAACGGCAGCGAGGTCGAAGGACTGATAGATAAGACCACTGGTGCCTATACCTTGCTAGACATTCTCTACAACCTGACTGATAGAGAAAAAATGGTGTTTTTGATTCAACTGTGCAGAGAGTTTGGGTATGAAATAGACCACGGATCTTTTGCAAAAGCACTGGGAATACACAGGGTACACTATATGTCTGTGCTCAGAAGTATCAGGCATAAGGTAGAACAGATGCCAAACACTACTATTAGATAGTTTTTAGATCAGAATATGAGTATGACTAATTCCAAGATAGCCGAAATCATTGACCGAAGGTACCAAAAGATCAGGGAGTTTACCGATCCTATTATTGAGCAAAAACAGCTTAATAGAGCCCTGTACAACCAGGAATACTATCCAGAACTCGATGAAACCGACTACGCGCTGTCTGATCCCTATACCTTTATGGTGGTTCGCAATTACATTAGTAGATGTAACCCCGCTCACACAGAGGTCTTCTTAGACCCAACCAATGAGTTTATGTACGAGTCAAAAGAAGTCAACCAGAAGTTTACCAACTGGGAGCTCAGAGAACTCCAGATGACCATGTTCTATGTCAGGCTCCTGTACTCCGGCTTTATTAATGGCAAAGCATTCTTCAACACCAGCTGGCTCTACGAGCCAGCGGTAGAGATCAACGAAAAGGGCGAGGATGGAGAGGTTGTCCGTAACAAGATAATGAGAAATATGGTCAACAGAGCTACGGCTTCGTTCACCAGGTTTGAGGATGTCTTTGTTCCAAACCAAAATATTCCCCGGCTCAGAGATCAACCATACTACCTCAAGCACGTCAACAAAACCGTTGGTGAAATGATGGAAGAAAATGAAGCCCTGCTCGAGCAAGGGCTTGAGGCGTACTGGGATGAGAAGTGGCTTAAAGACTTAAAGAAAAAGGGTGTCGATAAAAAGATCCTCGACTACCAGATGGACTTCCCAGACGAAAGCGAAATTAGCAAAGAGGAAATGGCGCTTAAATCAGCCAACGTAGCCATGCTCTGTATGCACACCCAGGACGGTGATGTCTACTACCTCCCTTTTGAGGGCGGTGGCAATGGCGTTTCGAGAAAAATCATCAATAAAGACACGACCAACAAATACTGGCACGGACATTACCCGGATGCAGATTTCTCTCCGTTCCCAGAGGATGATACCTTCTACCCACAAGCGCTCGTAGACGTGTTTGCTGACCTACAAATTGCTGCCAGCGAACTATTAAACCTAGGACTCACCAACATTAGACAAGGAACCTTCCAGATGTGGATTGCTGGTACACCAAGCGCTCAGACCCCAGACTGGATGTTTAGAACTAGACCAGATGGAATCATCCGTGTGGTGGGCGATCCAACTCAAATTCAGCCAATCAGAGTGGTTGATAACAGTCGCTCAACAATGAATATGGCTCAAGAGGTTGGACAAAGAATTGAAAAAGGCTCTGGTATCTCCAGTCTTTACGCATCTGGAGCCGGCAACCAGCAGGTAAACCAAACTGCCAGAGGAGCCCAAATCCTTGACCAGAATATCGACACCAACGTGCAGATGGTTCGAGACAACTTGAGCGAACAGGTAGTTAAGGTTATTGCCGAGGACTTCATGGAGCTAAACGCTCAGTATGTCACTGAGGAGCAGACCTTTAATGTTACTGGTAAAATGGGACTAAGTGAGCTGGTGAAGATTGCTCCAGAGCAAGTGTCCGCAAACTTCAACGTCAGTGTGAACCAGGAAATGCTCAAAAAGCAGACCCCTGCTAGTAAACAAGCGAGTATCCAGAACACATCAATGATCCTTCAGAATATGAGCAACCAATCTCAGGGAGCGCTTCAAATTGATATGGCACCAATTGCAGAGGCACTGGTACACAATACCCCTGAAATGGAAAACGTCTCGGGTATCGTGGTATCGGTTGACGAAAAAGGCAAGCGAGACATTATGATGCTCGAGCGCGGTCAAATGCCAGAGATCAAAGTCCGCGACCCACACATGGAACTCATCCAAATGGTATCGGTACACTTTGACGAAATACTGGTGGATGAGTCAATAGCCCAACTCTTTGAGAAGTATGTCGAGAAACACCTCAAGTACATTCAGTCTGAACAAGAAATCCAAGCAATGAGCCAACCACAGATCCCCGGTGGTATGGGAGCCGGTGGACTAGAGCAAGCCATGATGGGCGGAGGTGGCGAACAAATGGGACCAGACCAAGCAGGAGTCGAGGGACAGGGTTATAATCTCGATACTATAGTTTAGGAAACACATGACCTTCAAAATTATATCGGAGATTGTTTCTAACATTATCAAAACAATTCAAGATACTACTATTTCCCAGACCAAAGTGCTACGGAAGACCGTCTTTCAAAGTGAGGTTAAGAACTTCCCCGAGGTACAGCGTATTAGTGGTAGGGTTGAGGTCGATCAAAGCAAGGTTGAGAGTGCCCTTAGTAGTGTTGAGGAGTGGCTTAAAAAGGTTGATAATGCTGTTCGATCTATCAAGCCAACTAAGGCAGTTTCAGTAACCAACTTTCCCAAGTTTCCCAAATACCCCGAGTTCCCCAAGAAGATTGACGTAACGGTTAAAAACCCCACTGAGAGCGTAAGTGTTAGCAACCATCCGACCAAAGAGCTGAAGATGCTGGGAGTTAAGTTGGATAAACTAGCGGGCGAGTTTAAGAAGGTTGATTTCAAACCACAGATAAAGGTTGAACCGACCCCTATAACGGTCAATCAAGAGAAGGTTGTCTTTCCCAAAATAGAGTTCCCAGAGTTTCCGGAGCAGATGACTGCTAAAGAATTGTCTGATGAGATATTCCACAAGGATCCAAAAGAGTATATCCCTGTTCGTCTAACCGATGGCAAAGCCTTTTACAAGGCAATGGAAGAAATGTCGATGAGTATGAGTGGTGGTGGTACCCTCTCATATGTTCGTCAAGATGGAACCCCAACCAGGGCGCTCGTTGATGATAGTGGTTATATCATGCTCTCCGAGCTTGACTTCCAGATGGTCGACATAGAAGAGAGTGGTTCAACAACATATCTTGGTTTTGAAAACAGAATGGGAGGGTGGTCTATCATGCGCATTGTCGGTAACTCTGAGTTCAGGCATGCAACCGAGTACAACAACCCTGGTGTGCTATCATATACTGAAGCATTTACTAATAGGGCAGCGCTAACTTATGGTACTCCAAAAGATGCTAATTACTAGGAAAGACAAGCTACTCAGTCTAATAAAAAAGAGGACTAAGCAAGTTAGTAGGGCTGAAGCCGACAAAATTCAAAGAGACGGCGCTATTGCCGAGATCATTCTTGAGAAGCCAGAAGGCAAGCCGCACCTAGAATATCTGCAGGGCATACTCAGGGACGCTGAGGAACAGATATTAAATATTTCCCTCAGAGAGCGCAGGGATGAGGGTATGATTGACGGAATTAAGTCTGTTTTCATCCACACCAAGCAGGAACAACTTCAAGATCTACAAAGCAAATATCAAGCTTTCAAGAGTGTAATCGTTAAACTGGAGGAAGACCTGAGAGTCAGAGATGCTCTGGAGAAAGCCATTGAGAATGAAGATGTCGAAATAGTAGAGGAGCTAGATGACAAAAACTAGCGACGGCTTCGATGTCCCATTCAAACTGAACGAGTTCACCGAAGAACAAAAAACCATTGATGTCAGGACCCCAGAGGGTATAGAGAAAATGAATGTCACTGAAAAAGTGATGTATGTGGATGTACCACCAAAGCCATTTATTTGTGCTTTTGAGAAACACATCTTCGGTCCAGTGGAACACAAAATGGGAAACCTACAATGCAGAGAGTGTGGATTTATTACTCAACTTAGTCCGTTGCAATGGAAAATTGTTGATGGTCGAGCTGTTCCTAGAACCTAAATTGTTCTGGCAGGTACGGGTTTAGTTCGGTCTTTGGATCGTAGTAAGTAGTGAGTCTTTCATCTGGTCTTCTAATCAAAGCATCAAGCGACCCCCATGTGCCACCAGGCTTTCCCCACCTAGATAGTTGCTGTTCTGCAATTAGTTGTCCCGCCAGGTCTGCCGAGTCTGTTGCTGAAAAAACATCAAAATCATTCCCAACTCTTGCTTGCAGGTCTGGAGCCAGTCTCCCTTGACCATCTACCTCGAACTGATACGGACCCCTGCCAGGACCCCCGCTTAACTGGTAGGGGAATTGACCGCCGCTAGATTCTATTGCTGGAATATCCATTAAAAGATCCTGAGGAACTCCGTGGTTTTGAGAAGCTTGAGCGGTTGCTGAAAGCAACTCGTCTAGCCTAACACCTCCTGGCTGCGGAGTGATTGGTTGGTCGTAGATTGGGTGACGATATGACTCTTGAGTTGGCGCTGGTGTTGGAGATGGCGTTGGAACTGGTGCTTGTTTTGAAGCAGACGGCTTTCTTGAGCCACCCAAGTCAATCATTGTAGCGCCAGGATTTTTCCTTAGAAAAGACAACTGCGCTTCACTGAGTCTAGGAGGCAGTTCCTCTACTTCTGGCTCTGAGAAGCTAATCCCGCGACCACGCTGCATATTTTGACCCAGGTTTTGAAAAGGTTTCTTCAAGAGTTTTTCTAACATACCTACAGTATAAGGGTATCATTTATTGTTTGTACTAGGGAGATTCCAGTATCTACCGTCCTCAATCTTTTTATAGTCCTTTGGCTTGTACTCCTCTGGTATGTGTTCGAGGGGAAAGATGTTGTGCAAACCAGAACCAACGGTCATTGCTTCAAAGCCTTTCTTCCACAGCTCTTCCACAATAAAGCATCCATAGGGTCCTGCTGAAACCAGATACAAGTCGTAGTGCTTGGGAATCTTTTCAACAATAAAGTCTAGGGTTTCGAATGAGTTTTGGTGCGGTCCGTCGTTAAAGAATGTTAGCGGAGTCCTGTAGCCATCGACCCCATATTTCTGTTTAATGAGAGGAGAAAAAGCATTGATGATAAATATTCTTTTGTTCCTGATGAACTTCTTCATGTAGTCTACATTGCTCCAGTAGCCGAAGTTTTCGTCTGGAGATTTGCCCAGGTGCTTTATGTAGTCGTTAAACAAATGAAGCCCAGAGAGATGAAATTTCGAATGAAGCATGATGTGAATAAGCTGGGAGTCAAAAAGAGACCTCTCGAAGTGATACAGAAACTTCTGGTAAACATGAGATTTCTTGACCGCCTCAACGCCTATATCAAAGAAATTGCCAGAGATGTCTTTGTCATACCAGCCAGAGAAAGAGTACAGCCAGTTTATAAATTCATCTTCACAATCCTGTCTATAAAACTCTGGGTGATAGTTCTTCAACCAGTTGTTGTATATGAGGGTCCCCTCTGTTAATCCTGTTCTCTGCCATTTGCCCATATTGCGTTTCGCTGATAAGTTATGATATGATTATACAATGAAACCATACTTGCTGTCCATTAGTTCGTTTACTCCTGGAGCACCGAGGTTTTTAGAATCCCTAGACAACATAGATGTAGAACATATAGCAGTTCAGTTTCAACCAATCACCCCTGGATTTCCGTCGTTCATCAAGCATGGCATAGCCTACCCTGGACATATCCAGAAGTATGCGTATGTCCCACGAAATCTTGACCCAGAGAGATATGTAGTTTTCACCGACACCGATGATGTGATCTTTCAAAAAGAGCTGCCCGAACTAGGTGAGTTTGATCTCTACTTGGCTGCCGAGAATGTGATCCACCGAGGCAGTTGGTGGGAGCCCTACATCAATAAACACCCTGAATTTGAAGACTTGCTTGATAAGCCGATTTACTGCTCTGGTACTTGGGCTATGAAGGTCAAAACCCTGTATGAGCTGTTAGATTATCAACAGAAGATAGGTATATTCGACAACCTCTGTCAGTGCTACTTCAACTCATTCATTTACAGCCGACCTGATTTAACCAGGTACGAAGGACTGGATTTGTTCCTCAGCTTGCACGCTAACATCCACAACCCAGAAGTTACAAAAGAAGATGGAGTTTGGAAGTATAAAGGTGAAACCGTTGTCTGCGCCCACAGTAACGGATCAATGAATGAAAGATTATGAGAAAACACAGTTTATATAAAGGCGATTACAGTCCAGAGAAAGCATTGACAGTAGTTCTGACGGCTTGCGACAGGATCGACCTGCTTAAAAGAACGCTTGAGAGCTTCGCCAAGTTTAATGATTACCCAATCAAGATGTTTTATATCAGAGACGACTCTGGACTTGAAGATGTCTGGATGCAAACCTTTGATATGATTCACCTGATGAAGCTTCCGTACCCCTGGAGACTAATGAAGCTAGAGCAGATGGGACAGGCTAGATCAATCGACTTTATGATGAAGTATGTCAAGACTCCCTATGTGTTTCACCTAGAAGATGATTGGGAGTTTGACCGACCTGGCTTTATAGAAGATTGCTTTGAGGTAATTGATGATAAAGTTGCCCAGGTAAGAGTTCGCCACAGAGATGATGGAAGTGCCACCCAAACCGTTCCTTATAATGATAAAGCTGACCTGTGTACCAACCACTTGTTCTCATTCAATCCGCATCTTAGAAAAACAGGGCTAGGGAGTCTGGTCAAATTTGAAGGTAGAAACGAAACAGAGCTAGGGGAGCTAGTGGAAAAATCCCGTCTAAAAACACTCTGGCTCAAAGAAGGTGCTTGCAGGCATATCGGCAATGACAAACCAACCAACCGAGCAGGTACTTCATATCACGCTGGTGTGAAAAAAGCCTAAAATAACGATCTGAGAGGGTCGCCCTCAAGTAAGATTCTTAATATTTTCCCAAATAATGTCTTTAACGATAGATTCGTCTTTACCAGTCATTTTCTCGTAGGCATAACAGTCCTCAAGTACAGTCTTGTAGTATTCAAAGGGCTTGAGTAGTTTGGCTGAACTCGATGGTTCGTGTGTAACGATTGCTAGAGAAGAGATACACACTCCGTTCATGGCGTTGGCGCGATCAGCAAGTAGCCGATCTCCATGCCAGTGAACAAGTTCCTCTGGTATTGGAAACAGAATATCTCGATCTTCTTTTTCAAACATAAAGGCGCAGCCCTGGATCATCCTCGGGTCAATCTCTTTCATAAAGGGCGCGATAGAACAGTCTGGCAGAGAGGGGCAAGCAATTGTGTACCCATAAAGCGCGTCAATCAATGGTATATCCCAATCTTTCGAAAGAGTAATGTCTGAATTAAGCACGGCAATATATGGCTGACTAGCTAGGGCTACTCCAGTATTCCAGGCTTTATTGGTCCAGGAGTGCTTGGGGAGACTTGCTTTAATCAGGGTGATGCCTAGGGTGTGATCCAGATTCAGGTTTCCAATCCAATCCTTCGTCACCCCGTTGGAAAAGTCGTCAACTATAATCAACTCCTTTAGTCTCTTGGTATTATCCAGAACCGACTGAATAGTGGTCTTCAGAGTAGGCAGGGAATTGTGCACTGGGATGACAACGCTTAGCATATCAAAATTATATAATACATGATAGCTCTTGACAAGTTGTGCTTGACAGGGGCAGGGGTGATAGGTTATGATACAAGTATGAAAAACAAAATAGTATTACTAACCAAGAAGCAGGTGGCTGCCAGGCTGCAATGCTCTGAGATTACCGTACATCGCTATATCAAGCAGGGTAAGATCAAGGCAGTAAAGATCGGGCGGCTAGTAAGGGTGGACGAGCGAGAGCTGGGAAACCTGTAAAGGGGAAAAGATATGAACAACCCAACCAATATAAAAGGACTGGTGTTTTTCCTGGGGTTGTTCCTGATCCTGGTGGGAGCAATAGTAGTCGTCAAGGCTATGTTCGAAGCACCCGACGGTCAGTACGAAGCCGTCAAGTCTCTAAGAACCACCGACTATCCCACTCCTGGTCCAGCTCCTAGGTCAAGGTAGTCTTAACACCAAACTTCTCTTCCATTTGCTTTTTGAAATCAGTGAGTGCTTTAGATTCAGTTTTCGGGGGACCACCAGCGCCGTCGCCCTCATACCATGCAAAGACATCCTCAACCCTGGGTATTCTTACTTCCTTGCCCCTGTTCTCTTCAAACCAACGCCTGAGCTGTTGATTCTCTTCATATAAGACAAGCGGCTGATATTCAGAGGCTTCAAGCAGCTTCTCATACTCCTCGAAAGATAGCATCACGCAAAAGTAATCTTTATACTTCTTTATAAGTACAGGCAGATCAGACAGCTTAATACTGCCTAGTTCTCTTTGTACTTCTCTAATAGATAGGGTTTTCATAGGGTTTTCATAGGGTTTTCATAGGGTTTTCATAGGGTTTTCATATATTTCCTCGAGTAGATATTATTGTATGACACTTATCCTCATTTGTCAATGAATTGTATGACACATTTGTAAATATCTGTAAAAAAATGGTTCCTAGATTGGCTTAGGGCGCGTCCTTTACTCCCCGCTCTGGTACCATAGGGACTCCCAACTGTTTTTTTACCACACCTCCCCCCCCCTCCCCCCCCTAGTCCTATAGTACCTAACACGCACGCGCCACGCACGCGCTGCCCCACCTGGTACGCTCACATTACTGTATATTGAAATTGCCTATTGACAAGCTGTGTATCATGTGCTATTCTATCTATAGTATTAAATAATTAAGGGACTATATGTCACACGATCCAAAAGACTACCTAGAGGTAGCAATTTTTGATATAGAACTCGATGAGATCGAGGCGTTAGAGTATGAATTAGACCAGGAAGGACGGTAAGTATGCAATTTTATAAGATTATCGGAAATGACTTTAAGATAGAGCCGGTTCTTGGAAAAGTTTATATAACAGCCAGTCAAGGGTTTACGGTGATTATATTTAAGGAAAGCGGAAGGTGGAACGCAACTGAGGCTATAACCGGAATGACCTTGAAACACTCGGGATATAACACGCTCAAGGAAGCACGGGCGGAAGTGGCAAACATCAACCCCGCTCTAATTCTCCAGAGTATTGAAAGACAAGCCAGTTACCTCGAAAGCAAGGGCGTTATTTTACCGAACGCGAATATGTTAAATAACCAGGAAGGGAAATAAGTATGTCATTAGCAACTTGGGAAATTGAAGGACTATTACCGGACGCAATCAAGGAAGCAAAAAAGATCAGACCTGATCTGGAAGGGTTCATAGAACAGTACTACGAAAAAAAACACGCCATCATGAGCGCGTATAAGAGCGGTTCAGAGGTTGAAGAACTATCCAACGCGTTTGCAGGCGAACAGATTAGGGCAAGAATCATTGTAGAATCATGGCTTAGGAATTTGCAGCCAACGATTATCATATAAGTAATTAGCCTGGTAGTCATCTTATATAACCGCTCTAGTCTTTAATCATAGCTAGGGCGGTTTTTAGTAGGTCGGGCGATATATTAAAATTGTTATTTTGGGTTAGTTGTTGCGGTTGGTCGTTATATTTATGTTTGGATTGTAACAGGAACTTTACAAGCTGCGGGTTGGCCTTATTAGTTAGCCCTCTAGTGACTAAATAGTGTTCCTGCAGTGTTTCAATGTGTTGGGCAGCTTGGTCAAGCTGTATGTGTTTTTCTCTCAACTCTGGCAGTGAATGAATTGAACAACCTATAGCTAGACACAAACCCGTTAAGGTTGGAGCAAGTGTTGGGTCAGCCTGGAGTTGTTCAAGATAAACATTGTATGAGTTAGTCAAGTGTGCGGCGGTGAACTCTCTGCGGTTTTTGCTTATTTTTAGCCTGGTGGCTTGGCTTGGTTGTATGCCGTGTGTGCTCATACATTTATTGTATCACGACTATTGCGAGGTTGTGCAACGCATTACACGACTATATAACTGCTAGATTGTTTGTTAAATTGCTATCTATTATTATAGTGCAAGCCTGGTACAAGTCAATAACTGATTGATAGTTGACAAGCTGTTCGTTGTGTGTTATTATCTATTTAATATTAATTAATTAAAGGATTACATGAAAGCGAAACTTTTAACTAGCTTTACTCTAAAAGAGCTTAAAGCAATGCCAACAATATCAAGTGGACACACCGATGATTTGAAACGTGACTCAATGGGTACGCGTATCTGGTTGTCACGCATGACTGTCGAGGATGGTATGCCATATAACAATCAGGTGACTATCGAACAGTATAAAAATGATGGTAAAAATGCTAGATGGGAAACAATCCACCAATACGAAGCTAAATAAAAGGAAACCATGAAAAAACAAATGAGAAGAACTTATAAACTAGCTTTCAATAGAGAATATGATGATAAAAGCAGGAAACAGCATCCTTTACCTTTGGAAATTGCCTATCAAGTGGCTTTACACAAAATCCAAAAACGCCTTGAGTACATCAGGGGCGAGATTGAAGCCGAGCGCATAAGCTACGAGGAGATTGCCGAGCTACAAAGCCTAGCCGAGTTTATCGAGCCAGGCGACACTTTACTACTAGAATGGGCAGGATTGCCAGAGGGGACAAAATGAAAATTAAAAGAGAACAAACCGCAAACGGTTGGCGTGTAACGCTTACACACCAAAATGCTAACTATGTTGGCACGGGCGAAACCCTGAAGAACGCAATGGATACAGCATTTATGTTGGTCGAAGTATTAGAAAATAAAGCGGAAGGAAATTGTGAAGTATTTCATTGTTAATAAAACAATGCTTGACAATAATGATAGCTTGTGATAAGCTATACACAATATTAATTAATTATAAAGGATTGTATGACAATCGAACAATTAGAAACCAGACTTGAAGACGAATATTTTGAAGACCTAGAAGATAGCGGCATAACTTTTCTTGAGTACGATCCAACTGAAACCCACGTCAAAGATGAGTTTGTTGTATCTAACAATGAAATGTCGCGACAACTAGGCTATGTAGATTTTGCCGACTATATCCAGAAACAACTAAAAGAAGACGGAATTGTGCAGCCAGACTGGGTATGCCAATGGTTGAGGGATATATTGAGCAGCAAAGCAGACGCCAACAGACCAATAAGACTGATTGACACCGACACCGAGTATGGCTTGGTCAAAGATGTGCCAACTAACAAAGAAAGCGTAATTTTATGACAGGCATATCAGAAAGAACACTAAATAGAGTACGAGCCTTGATGATGGACTATGAATTAGATACCGAAGACGATTTGTTGACAATAAAAGTAGCCACTATTTATTTACAAGGGCAAATTGATGCCCTGAAAGGTGAAGATGTCAGTTAAAAATGCAATGATTGAACAAAGACGCGGTGGTTTTTACTGGCTTGAGGGCAAACCATATCTATCAGTAACAACTATTCTAAAAGTGATTGATAAACCCGCATTGATGTACTGGTTCGGGCGAGAGGTTTACTATGGAATGTTGCAAGACCCGAGCATGGACGAAAGATCAGCCCTGGCAATGCCATATAAAACGAGTGACAAGGCAAAGAGCCGAGGCACAACCGTACACAGCATTGTGGAAGCGTTCAAGTCTACTGAAAAGAGGATTGAGAATATTCCTATAGACTTCAGAGATTATGCAATGGCGTTCTACGATTTCATGGGCGATCACAACATCCAGATACTTGAGAGCGAAAAGAGCATGGTTGATAAAGAACACAAAATTGCGGGTACGCTTGATATGTATGCCAAAATTGGCGGCAAACACATGGTTGTTGATGTTAAAACAGGCAAGGACATTTACATGGAGTCAGGGCTACAGATGTCTGCTTATGCCCACATGAAACGAAAGGAAGCACCAGTTGATGAGATTGCAACCTTACTGCTTGAAACAGGCAAAGACGGCAAGCCAACGGGCAAATATAAATTTCAGACAATGCCAGACGATTTTGAGGCGTTCTTAGCCTGTAAACGAGTGTACGAGTATGTTAATCAAGAGAAATTATTAAAAGTAGGATATTAAATATGACACACCTAAGAACAACGCCAACAAAAAACAGTGAGTTTTTAGAAGTTTTTGAAGAACTTATAGATCACATGGTAATAGAAAACGAGGACAGCTTATTAGACGATGACTACCCAGACACAATGGCAGACCCAGAGAAACGCCAAGAAGCGTTTGGAAGGTTGTTGGATTTATTAAGTAGTGAGGGATATGAAATATGATGGAATTGTTCAAAACAAAAGATACGAAGTTTGTGGCGGCTCTCATGCAAAAAGGTTACAAGCCAAGAGAAAGACTAGTTGAAAACGGCGATGTTTTCTTTATCTTTGATAGTACGGAAGACCTGATGGATCTACAACAAGATTTTTTTAACAACAGGATGGAAGGAGCTTTATATGGCTATGCAACGCAGCTCAAAGCAGTTAAGCAATCAGTCTGGGAAGCCCTTGGAAGGCAAAGACCAGCTAAAACAAAAGACGCGAAGAGGTTTGAACTTAGGTAAGCAGGGAGTCTTGGCCCAGTTGTTTTATGCACAGCCAGGGGAAATAGTAAAGTTGTCGAAAGACTTCTATTACTTTAGACACACCTTGTTTGAAGTCAAGGGAGCTGTTGAGCTCAGAAAGACCGCTTATAAAACCATCAACCAATATGCAAAAGTGTTGGTAAACAATAAGGAGTGGTACATCAGGGAGATTAGGAGTAAGTCTAAACATTATAAGGAATTACAAAATGCAGTACGAACTCAGGGGTTATCAGGAAAGAATAGTACAGAAAATGGTGTTGGCTAGAGAGCAAGAGGGCAACGAACTACTGTCTATTTGCCAAGGAGCGGGAAAATCAATTATTATTGCAGAACTAGCCCGCAGACTAGATGAGCCAATTCTGATCCTTGTACCCAGTAAGGAATTGCTAGAACAAAACCTAGAGAAACTCAAGGCGGTTATTGGTGATGACATCGGAGTTTATTCAGCCAGCATGAACACCAAGGAGGTCAAACACATAACCATTGGCACGATCCAATCGGTACACAAAGACCCAGGGTTATTTAGAAGCATTGATCTGGTGATACTCGATGAGTGTGATTTGTTCAATGTCGAAGAAAGCAATATGTACTCAAAGCTGTTCAAGGGAGCTGGGATAAAGAAAGTGTACGGACTGACGGGCTCGCCATATAGAATGTCAAGCTTTTACAGAAACCCGAATGGTTGGAGCGGCTACACTGGGAAGTTCTGGCAGAAGAAAAACCTAGAGGTTGTAACCTGCATTAAAATGATAAACAGGTTCAAGCCCAAGAACGGAGTTTTCTTTTGGACTAGAATGTTGTATGTCCTCAACACCAAGGAGTTGCAAGAAGAGGGATATTTGACCAAACTAACCTACCAAGATGTTAGTGTGATTGACCACGACCAAATCCCAACCAATAAAAGCAAGAGTGACTTTGACCTAGAAGCTTTTGATGAGTTGTGCAACGATTACACGCTGTATGCTTCATTCATTGGTGGTCTGAACCACAAAAGAGTGTTGGTGTTTTGTTCGTCTATTGAACAGGCAACAAAGTTGAGCAGCCTGGTGGAAGGATCAGCGGTAGTTACCTCACAAACAAAAAAGAAAGAGCGAGCAAGTATCATCAACAGCTTTAAGAGTGGAGATATTCGGGTGTTGTTCGGTGTTCTGATCTTCGCAGTTGGTTTTGATGTACCAGAACTAGATTGTATCGTCAGCCTAAGACCAACAAAAAGCTTGAGATTGTGGAGTCAGTTGCTCGGGCGAGGTGCGAGAATAGCTCCTGGTAAAAGAACTTGTACAGTATATGATTTTGTTGGCAATATAAAAACAATGGGTAAACTAGAGAGCATTGCTGTTACCAAAATTGACGGCAAGTGGGATGTTGTGAGCAACACCTACAGAACAGGATTTCACCAAAAAGAGCTCTACAGCCATGTATTGCGACCAAAAAGATTATTAGGTGACGAGCTTACAAGGAGATAAAATGGACATAAAAGAAATTGCGACACTTGCCAACAAAACGCTTGGCGAGAACTCCTTCATGTTGCTTGACTCAACTGACGACATTAAAACCGAGGTAATTTCAACAGGTATTGATTGTATCGACGAAGTGTTTGGTGGTGGCGTACCAAAAGGAAGAGTTACGGAAATCTTTGGACGCGAGGCTTCTGGGAAGAGCACCTTGTGTCTACATTTAATCAAGTCTGCTCAGGACATGGGGCTTAAAACAGCTTTTATTGATATTGAACAGGCGGTAAGCAAAGATCGAATGGATGCTATTGGAGTTAGTCCAGGCAACTTGTTGTTCGCCCAGCCAAATAGTGCAGAAGAAGCCTTTGACCTGATCGAGTATTGCTCTAGTAGTAGAGAGGTCGGGCTCGTAGTTGTAGACAGCATTGCTCACTTAGTGCCTCAATCAGAAATTGACAAAGATTTTGGTGACGCACCTATGGCTAGTCAAGCAAGGTTAATGTCACAAGCGATGAGGAAGCTCGTTCCAAGCATTGCCAGGTCTGGACTGGCTCTAGTCTTCACAAACCAGCTCAGGGCAAACATTGGTAGTTTTGGGTTTGGAAATAAAGATGTGACCTCTGGTGGGAGTGCGGTACGATACGCCGCCAGTCTTAGGGTCAAGATGTCTTATGTTGGACAGATCAAAGACGGTAGCGGTCAGAGGGTCAGCGGCAAATATACAGCGGAGGTGATTAAAAACAAGTTTGCCACACCGTTTAGAAAGGCTGAATTTGAGATCAATGAGTATGGAATTGATACACTGGGCGATTTGATAGAGAAATACCTGAAATCGGGCATCCTGACAGCTTCAGGGGCGTTCTATAAGTTGGATGGAGAAGTGGTTGCACAAGGAGCGAGAGCTTTGAAAGAAAAATTGAGAGAAGGAGGGTTAAAGATAACTCTTGACAGCTTACTAAAAACAGAGTAGCTTAGAACACATATCTTTTGTGGCTTTGGCGACAACTGAACATGGAGACCCCGTACTTACGCGATATTGAGTACGGGGTTTTTGATATAGTTTTGATATAAAAAGATATTCTTTACAAAATAATCCGAATGTGAGTATACTTATTATCGTCCTATTAACTTAGGTATGACTACATAAGTGGGAGAGTTTACTCCCACCCCTTTGGCAAGCGGGGGTCATGTTAGAATTGAACCACACAAAGACCGTTTGATTGGTGGCAGGTACACGCTTGCCAAAGGCTGTGGTTCAGCTTGCTACCAATTAAGCGGTTTTTTAGTATCTAGTCGTGTAATGTTACACAGGAAGGCAGCGGTGAGTTTCCTATTTATCCCTGAACACATAATGACTTGCAAAGAATTGTCTATGCAAGAAAAAACCGTGTTCGGAATCATTGTCGGTTTAACCAAAGAGGAGGGCTACTGTTACGCCAGCAACGCTTGGATTGGAGAGCAAGTGGGCCTATCAGACAGTATGGTCAGTAAACATATATCAAAATTGGTTAAAAAAGGTTTTCTTAGCCTGGAGATAACAAAAGTTAAGAAAAACGAGAGAACGGGTCAAATCGGTGAAAACTACGGAACAATCCGTCATATTTACGCCTACCAAAAAGGGGTCATGGAGCACCCGTCCACCATAAATGGGGCACCCCCGTCCACCATAAATGGCGAGTATATAGTAAAGAATATATATAAAGAAAAACATCAGAGGGGTGCTACCCCCCCTCCGAACCTCCCCAGTTTTCCTCAATCCCAAAACAAAGAGGGAAACCAAAGCCCAGAAGACTCTCAAGAGTTGGTGGAATACCTTGAAAGGAAGAAAATAACCAGAGCCAGAAAAAAAGCCAAGAAATTAAAACCCTACCTGAGTGGAGACTCCCTAACTTCATACACAGAAAAGCTAATTAGAGCAGAAAACACTGGAGTTCTTGACAGATCGTCGGGTATCGCCATATCTCTCAAAGATAATGTTGGAGAATTAGAGATTGAAGAACTCTCCAAAAAACACAGTATTTCTAAGCAAGAAGTTCTTGACTGCAAATCAGCTTATATTCAATGGGTGAACGGAAGTTCTTACGATAAAAAAGTTTGGGGCAAAGATATGTTCGTCTATGTAGACAGGTTTTGTTCACAAAAAGCCAACAAAACTGCTGCCAAAAAAGATAAGGAAGGTGATTTTTACAATCAATTATTGGAGGCTTATGACATACGATAAACTATCGCAGCTTGAGGACAAAATAATCGCGTTCCTAATAACTCTAGAGAGAGAAGAGCTTAGAGCCTATCTGGGAAGACTAAAGGGACTTACTTTTTCAACCAGAGCCCATGTGGTTTTGGCAATGGCGAAAGACTACATCAAGTCAGAGGCAGAATATACTTTCTCAGAATTTTTGATAAACGACTTACTCGACAGGAGGTACCTAACCAAGCTTTTAACAGTCGAAATGTCGTTTTCATCAGCCATAGGAGATAAAAACATAAAAGAGTTTGCAGAGCTTCAACAAAGGATTGCTCTAAAAAAGAAAATTCAAAAGCTAGACAACCAAGACCCCAACTCTGTTTTGAAAGAAATCAAGAAGATTCAGGGAATACTCGACAACAAGCCTAAGAAACTGTCTGATGTCTCAAAACTAAGGATTAAAGATAGGGCTCTGGAAGAGCAAGCGCCCTCTACTGGTTATGACTCATTAGACAAAATCATTAAAGGATTTGTACCGAGCAGGCTTTATACAATGACTGGTCAAACCAATGTTGGTAAGTCTACGATAGCTTGTAATTTTGCACACAGGGTCGCCAAACAGGGCAAAAAGGTTCTTTATTTTGCTTTGGAGCCAGATATATCAATTATTAACTATCTAGCCTCAATTTGGTGCAATAAACGATTTGACGACCTAACTACGGAAGACCTAACACCGCCCGATTTTGTCAATGACAACATAGACATCTACACAAAGGAAAACATTGAGAACCTGGACGAAATGATTGACATTGTTGAGAACTCACCGAGGTATGATCTGATCATTATTGATCATTTCGGGTATTTTGTTAATGATTCTAAAAACACCATTCAGTCTGAAAAAAACTCAATGAAAACAATGGCTTTATTTGCCAAGAGAATGAAGACCGCTGTTTTCTTAATTGTCCACCCAAGAAAGCCGAGTGGCGCTGGCAAAAAGCAAAAAGAGCTAACAATTCACGACATTTCTGGGTCTGCCGCCTTCTCACAGGATGCCACCGATGTATTGATTTTCGGCAGAAAGAAAGATGAAAACGATCCACTTGGGGTCAAGTATACCAACGAGGGAGTCATTATCGTTCATAAGACAAAATCTGGTCCAAACGGAGGAGTTAGGATAAGATTTATAGACGGATCGGCGGTCATACTTGAAGAGAGCGAGTATGCGAGTAGATTGGCGGGAGCATTTTAATGACCGTAAAAAACTACTACTCCCTCACGGCAAAGGAGCTAGACAGCTCCATACTTGAGATTAGGGAATGGATGTTTAGCTTTCCAAAACACCCCCAGTTTGAAAAGGCTTGGTTTGCCCTCGAGGTAGCTCTGTGCGCTAAAGAGATCGAGAGAGATGAGTTTATTAATTTGCTTATTGATAATCTATGATACCTGTGCAATGATTACAGCTACAAGAGCCAATCAGCCAAAGTAGGCATGAGGCAATAGTAAATAGTAAATGAAAGGAAGTCATGGCATTGCCCAAAGATTTCACGCCCCAAACTGGTAGCAGGTATACGATGCAGAACCTAGAGTCTGGTCAAACAGTTAGATTGCGCTGTATGACTGATTTTGTAGTGGGAAAAAGCGTCTGGAAAGATGGCGAGGTAACAAGGGTTAGAGATTCCGAAGAAATGCCCGTGAGCGCCATTGGAATCGACAAAAACACCAACTCACCAAGCAAGGTTAAGCAGTTTCTAGCTTGTGTGGTTTACAACTATGACTCAGAACAGTTTGAGATTTTTGAAACAGACAAAGCCACCATTATCAAGTCCTTATGGGAATACGACCAAGATCCTGATTATGGTGACGCTCAAACCTACGATGTCAAAGTCGGCAAGACTGGTTCTGGAATGAAAACCAAGTATTCTTGTGTCGCCGCACCGCCAAAACCTGTTTCTAAAGAAATTAAAGATCAACAAGAACTGAGCTACGAAGACCTAGACAAAATGATGTTTAGCTCGCTTGAAACAGAAGGTGTAGTAGTAGAAGATCCAAATTTCTAAATGACAGACTTTTTAGAGAAGTATTCACCAACAGTTAATATTTTTGATAGCTTTACTGTAGACACCACCCTTTCGAAAGAAGACCAGGCTTTTGAGGGGTGGAAACTACTTATCAAGGCTAAGAAGAGCAGCGACGGCTTGTTCCTGATTATTGGGGCTCTGCTCAAGAAGTTTCGTGACGAGAAGCTGTATGAAACTCTCGACTACGATAGCTTCAGTCAGTTTCTAGCCTCCGACGAGCTTTCATTTTCCAGGGAGTCTGCCTACCTTTATATCCGCACATACGATTTTTACATTGACACCCTCAAACTTCCTATAGAAGATGTTGCTAAAATGAATGTCGGGCGGCTCTCAATGATGATCCCTTTGCTTAAAGGAATGAGCAGAGAAGACGCAATAACCCAGATTGAAGACCTGCAACACCTCAGACACAACGAGTTTGTGCGCGAAGTTAAAGAGAAAACTTCAAGGGAAGGCAGACCAGAAGTCTATTTCTCTCAGGAGTCTAATAGGTGGTATATTAATTACTACTCAAATGTGACTATTTTGAATGATCTGGGAGTCTATGCCAAAACCGAAGAAGGAAAAATTATTGAAGGGGAAGAAACTCACCAAGGTTCTTGATCAGGCGGTACGAGATTACTTCAAGCTTTTGTATGGCAACAATCCCACCTGCTTTGTTTGCGGTCAGCAGCACGGCTGGTTTCATCCAACAAAAAGCCCTAAGGGGTGTCAGGTTGGTCACTATGTTAGCCGCCAGTATTTCACTCTTAGATGGGATCTTCTCAACTTATTCCCACAATGCTCTGGTTGTAACTGGGAGCACAGTAATAGAAACTTCGGATCAAACCCTACGCCATTTACACTAGCCATTCTCAAAAAAATAGGAGAAGAGCGAATACAATATTTAAGCCTCAAATCAAATCGTTTTGACAGAGAGCGTGTAACTGATTTACAAAAGCGAGAAATCCTCCAAGAATTACTTTCAATGATTGACAAACTGTCTGTTTAATGATAGACTATGATAAGTAGTTAAACAGGTTAAACAGAAGGACAACATGGAAGTTTCAGAAGAAGTAAGAAAACACTATTCCAACATTGGTAAGAAGGGTGGCGAAACTAACAAGAAAAAAGGTAGTGCGTATTTCAAGTGGGTTCGATCTCAGGGCACTAAAAAGAGAGAATTGTTGGAAGAAAACGAAAAAGAAGGCATCAAGCCTATTAAAACAATATAAGATTTTAAGAAAAGGAAGCAAAATGACAGACGAATTTCACAACCTAATGGCTAAGAAACACCGAGAGGAACAAATGAATAACAGAGATGCGAGAGAAATTAGCAGAAAAGGAATAAGATGAACATAACTTTTGAAGAATTAAGAGATATCTTAGAGGAGAGAACCATCGGCTTTATTGAAAACATCCGCCCTTCCAAAGATGGTAACGGGCTTGAATATGACGTTGTTCTACATCGAAGTGAGAAACCCCTAGACACAGACAAATGACAGTAAGAAAGGATATTGAGTATTTAATGCAGGAGTGACCGTTCGTCTAGGGGTCAGGATAGCAACTGAAACGAAGTCTAATTAGCTTCTAGGTTGCAGACAGGAGTTCGAGTCTCCTACAGTGACACAATAAATAAGTGACGACTTATTTATCTCCTGCACTAAGTACTTAATCAAAGGAACTAGTGGCTAGAGGCAGACTGAGAGAGTGGGCGTTCTTACTCGCCCTTGGTGGGCTACTAAAAAACAACGGTTATAAAATCGTTAAAGAGGAACTATGAATAACAGAGATGAGAAACAGAACAAACCACAGCTATCAGCGGAGATGGAAAACTACCCAGTATTAAAAGAAATGACCGTAATAGAGCTTGCTCAGCTCAGATTAAAAGCTAAGAAATATGAGCAACAAGACCCAGGTTTTTTAAGAGCCATAGATGCCGAGTTCAAAAGGAGACAACATGAAAAGAGCTAAAGACCTAACTTTTTTACCACAAGTTCTTGATTATAAAGCTGCTGTTGCAGAAGTTAAAAACTTCCTCGCCACTGCCCTAGAGGAGCAGAGAAAAGCCGTTATTGAGGAAGTTCTGGATTGGATGGATGAAATGCCGCTGTATATTGATGGCGTAGATATGTCACCATTCCGTGCCGAACTCAGAGCGAAGTTAGCTCAGATGAAAGGTGGGGAATTATGAACTTACAGCAACATAAAAAACAAGTTTTTAGAAAACTATCTTTTGTAGGAAAAATCAAATGGGTTTCTTAGAAGAAAAGCTGCAACCACTAATTGAGCCGATGCCAGAAGAAACTGATGGCAACAAAATGGCTGAACCAAACATGAATAAAGCCACTGGTCGCTTAATGGCGATCATTGACTTGACAAAGGAGCTTAACCGAAAAGTCGAGCGATTAAATAGAGAAGTCAATCTTTAATCTTTGATCCAGGCTCTTTATAGGGCTTGGAATGAGGGATTAATTAAAGAAAGGACAGAAATGACAAAAAATATTAGACAAGGTGATTTCAGGGTTGAGAGAACCAATGACAAAGTAACTGGCAAAACCCAGAAACAACTAACTGTAGCCGAGGGCGAGCAGACTGGACACAACCATGTGCTTGTCGCAGGTGTCAATTCAACAATAGTTGGTGATAAAACTAAGTTCGAGGTCAAAGGAACTGCTAAATTGGTACACCCAGAACACGACACCATTGAGTTTAATTCTGGGGTATATGTGGTCATACCAGAGCGAGAGTTTGATTATATCGAGGAAACAATTAACGCAGTAAAGGACTAATGAAAAAATCACTTAGAATAACCAGAGAACAAACCGAGCTAACTCCCGAACAATTAGTAGAGGCAGAAAAATATGCTAATGAGCAGATTAAAAAGTTTCTCTCAACAGAAAAGACTAACAGAAGAGAAGTGGAGAAATACGCTATCAACGCTTATAAAATTAGCGGTACTAAACTACCTAAGAAAATAAGATGGTTCAAATCTCCAGAAGCTATGTGTGCGTATAAGGCTGATTCAGTCGGGAATTCAGTCGGGAGTTCAGTCGAGAGTTCAGTCTGGAGTTCAGTCAGGAGTTCAGTCGAGAGTTCAGTCAGGAGTTCAGTCTGGAATTCAGTCTGGAGTTCAGTCTGGAATTCAGTCTGGAGTTCAGTCGAGAGTTCAGTCTGGAGTTCAGTCTGGAGTTCAGTCAGGAGTTCAGTCGAGAGTTCAGTCTGGAGTTCAGTCAGGAGTTCAGTCTGGAGTTCAGTCGAGAGTTCAGTCTGGAGTTCAGTCTGGAGTTACTATAAC